GGCTGTAGTAAAAAAGAACGGTGTAGTTGTTAGTCCTTCCACTGGTTCTGGTGATACCACTTTACAGGTAAATGCAGAAGTTGCTAATCGAGGTAATCGTTTAGCTCAGACTGCCACTTTTGAAGTAGAGGGTTCCGGTGTAGCTGAGAAGAAGCAATTTGTTGCTAACCATCTCCCAGCTGCAGAGTTCATTGAGTTTGATAATGCTAGCCCAGCAGTTGATAAGGGTGGTGGTAGTGTAACATTAACTGGTAAATCCAATACTACCAAGATTACCTTTTCAAAAGGTGCTGGTGATGTCATAGGTGCAGATATTTCTGCAATCAAATTTACTGCAAACGGAGCTTCTGCAACTAGTGGTATTGCAATAAATGGTGACCCCGGTGCTAAAGCTAAGTACACTTTTAGTGTTACTTTGACTGCAGAAGCAAACGAAACAATTGAAGCCAGAACTCAGCAGATTATTGCTACTGCTGCTGGTGGACAGAAGGCTACGGCTACACTGAATCAGACTGCTGGTGATCCATTTATCGAAGTTACACCGACAGAGATCGATGTACCTCAGGATGGTTCTGCAGTTCAGGTTACGGTGGATACCAACACCACATTCACTGTTACTTCCAAATCGTAAAGATACGGAGTTTTGGTATAGTAGGGTGGGATATCTCTACTATACCCCAAATTTAATACTTAAAGTATGGCAAAAGTTACTATACCATGGGGTGATGGCTCTGGTGATAATTTTTACATAGATTATACTGGAGTTGAGGGGAGTTCAGAATCACTAATAACTTCTGATATTAATCAAACCGGAGTAGAAAGGAGAAAAACTATGGTATTCAGAACTACAACTTCAAATGTAGTAACTGCATTACAATCCGAGGCTTATTTAACAGTAATCCAAAAAACAGACAGTTTAGTAGTAGCTATGTTTAATAACACAGTTGCTACGTTCGGTACTTCAGAAGTTAAAGCTGGTTGGAGAGATACTAAAAACAATCAATAGATATGGCAAAGTTCGTAGATATAAATTCTCTCAAGGAGAAAAATATCCTTGATGGCAATGAGAAATTGCAGGTATCAGATACTCAATATGGTACTTCAATAGATATAGCTAGGTTATTTACTTTAATAAATCTTAGTAGTGATATACCGATACCCACTAGTTCTACTGGAATGTTAGAAACTAGTTCTACTCTTAAAGTGTTAAAGTATTTGGTTTCTGCTATAGCTTCCAATAGAATAAGAATATTTACTCCAATAAGTTCATTAGCAACTTTAACAGTAAATCCATATATAGGGTTTGCAATAAAGAATCCATCAGCAGATAAAGTAGCCGCAGTAGTATTAATTGGCAGTTCTATAGATTATGATATAGAATCTTTCAAAAATACTACTTGGACTAGTTTTATGGAGATTGATGATAAAACTATTATGTCTACTCTAAAAAATAGAACATCAATCTCCATAAATAAATTCTTAAATACTAATGCTAATGATGGTAGTAGGGGTTCAGGTACTATAAATGAACCTCTGTCTAATCCATCACCATATTCTGGTACAGATAATTTAAGAACTCTGTTATTGAAAGCTCAGGCTTTTGCTGGTATGAGATCTGGTACTGGTTCTAGTAACAGATTTAGATTTATTTGTGTTGGCAATTTAACAAGTTTACACCCGTTTGGTGTATTATGGTATGATAGTACAAGTAATAAAACCATATTTGTAGAGTTTTTAGGTCCTGGTACTTCCTCATATCCAGCAAATTATGCCATAAAATGCTATGCTGCAACAGGAGATCAATGGAATACATTTATATCTAAAAATGATTCAGATGTATATATTACTATAAAGAATTCTACTAGTGTTTGGTTGACTATATGGGAATTAAAAGGTAGTGGGTCTAGTAGTGATATAAAAGCTGAAGAGGTTTTAGTAGCTGCACCAACTTTATTCGATGAAAATACCTCAAGTACGTGGGATCCAACTGCAGCTAATAATTTACAGGAATTAGTTAATGGACTTCTATACCGAACTGGTGTTAGAATAACCTCAGACGGTCTGAATTTAGGATTCCGTGTTGCACAGGCAAACGGTAAAATAGCAATCATTGCTAATGATCAATCCTCATCAGATTACTCTGTATTCCTGTTCAGTGGTGGTTCTGTTATACACACATACTTGATCGACCAGAGTTATGTCATGGGGTGGATAGGTAACTATTCATCAGATAGTGATATAATAGCTAGCATAGAGAGTGATGGTAGTGAAACAGGTATGCTTGATTTGGCTGGTATAAATAATTTTGCTACTAAGGCATACGTAAAACCGAATGATGCTGTACTAACGACATTCCCGTCAGGGAATAGAACTATTATCCCAGGGGAGAACTTAACTACTAATTTAACCTCTGGAACCCTGAAAGTACAAGTTCCAAGTTTGCTTACTGCACAAGTAAAGAATGGTCCATTCCGTGATGCTGTAATAGACGTTCCATATGGTGTTACTGTACAGTTTGCTGATCAAGTAGGTATAGTATATAAAGCAGATGGTGTTGATGGATTTACTGCTACATCTGGTAGAAAGGTATATACTATTCACTTTGTGCCTACAACGTCGTCGACTACTAATATAACCTTTAGAGCATTTGTAAACGTGACAAACTATAAGTAGGATGCTTACTGCTTTTTTTGCTTCACAGAATGGTACAAGTAAAACAGTGCCAAAAACTCTTACATACCAGTTCGAGAATAGTTCTGGTATGGGATTATCCATAATACAGGGTAACCCAGAAAATACGTTAACTACAAGAACTGTAAATGTACCATTTAGTAATGATCCTTATGTAATTACTAGCAGGTTATTATCCGAGGGGAATATAACCCCTATAATATCAGTTAAGTCAGAAAATAACTGGGTATTAAACATTAGAGTTTATTTAAGGAAATACGGTACTGCTACTGATACATTCTTAGGAGGGGTAAATATAGATAAAGATCACTATGGTACTAACACTATAAGTGGTACTACAAAAGTTAACTTTGGTGATACTTTAATTTATAGGATAAATTTACTTGATGGTGTATTAACTTCTAAATCAGTTGCTCATACCTTCCCAACAGGTAGTATCCAAGATCCATTCTATGGATTTAGTATGGAGGATTTATACACAACAAGTTTCATAGGTATGGACTTAAAAAGAGATGAGCCATACCCTTATGACTTGGAAGTAAATTTAGGACCCAGTACAAAAGGTACTTTCGAGGATTGTAATGCAGTAGTAGAGTTCTACGAGAAATATAACGGTAAGATTGGTGAGATAACATTTAAATCCAATACAGGGGATAATATTGGTGAGACCCTAGTTGGTATGGATACTAACAAAAAAGTGGTTATGTATTTAAAGTATGTAACAAGTGCTGATGTAGTACCCCCAACTCCATCAAAAGTTGCAATTAATTTTACAGTTGGTATTTCACCACGTTCACCCGGTACAGAAACTACGATATTCATTTATAATAGGGCAAGAACTCGATTGTTAAAGAGTGTGACTTATGAAGATGGAGATGTAATAGTTGGTTCTTCTACAGAGTTTACTAACGTACCTAATAGTGATAACAATGTATATTACTTAGTTATCACTGGGTCTGTAAATAAATCAGAGTTATTTAACTTTTACGATGGAGGAGTATACATTTTCTAAAATAAAAGTATTATGAAAATATCAAAACTTGGATGGCTGTACGTAGCATTGCTAATAGCTTCCGTAATAATCTTCTCTTGTATTTGGAGATGGTTGGATAATGGTTTTGTAGCTATCCTGCTTATCATTTATCCGATAGTGTACTTCATTGCTGGATACTTTGCACATTATCTCAAGATAAAAGCAAAGGCAGAATTAGAGGATAAATAGGCAATGTCTAGTATCCTAAAAGAACATTCCCATAAAACTAAGTTGGGGAAGTTATTACATACTCTAGTACATGTTCTTTTGTATATTTGGCAACTACCTCAAAACTTAGCAGGTTTAATATACATGATCATACTAAGGGGAGAGAAAAGGATTCTTAAACAAAGAGGCACTGCTTTCTATGTAGCTCCTACAATGAATGGTGGTGTAAGTTTAGGAAATTATATCTTCCTTTCAGAGAAGACCGGATTAAAGGAACCAGTATATGACCATGAATTTGGTCATTGTATTCAATCCCGAATATTAGGCCCATTATATTTACCCACAGTTGGTTTATGTAGTGGACTACATTGTATGTTCCATAACAGTGCTCATAACTATTATGACTTTTGGACAGAGAGATGGGCTAACAAACTCGGGGGAATCGATGGTTATGCTGGAGAGTTCCATTATCACAAGGATGGTATTATAAGGACTGCTTACTCTGAACTGAAAGCTTTTTACGATAAACATTTTTAACAATGGCAAGAACGGTTAATATCACTCTACCTAAAATATCTGACCTGGTTCTTCAAGTAAAGTTAAACGGTGAATGGCAAACTGTTGAAGCTTTAGTAAGTAACCTTGGTCAAAGTATGCAAATAGGGTATGATAGAGCCGTTGATAAGTTCTCAAGAAACCTACTTGCAATAGTAAAGAAGTCATTAACTTTGGGTATACCACCTGTTGGTGGTGGAGTAACATGGCAACCGCTATCCCCAGCTACTATCCAAAGGTGGGGACAACATCCTATTTATAACCTGACTGGCCTTTATTCAAGGTCAGTTTGGTTATATAGGTATAAATCTAGAGTTCTGATAGGATTACCAATTGGAACAAGAAGATCATCTCAGAAAGGTTTAACATTAAATCAGTTAGCCAGAATATTAGAATTTGGATCCAACGATGGTAGGATTCCATCAAGACCAGTGTGGTCACCGTCTCTTAAAGCTGTTGGTGGTAAGAATAGGTTAAAACAACTTATACTAACAGAGATACGTAGAGAACTTCAAAAATATGGTGTAAGACCCAATCAAGTAAAATGGTAAATTCTCAGGAAATTATAGAGAGGTCCATATACATGGCTCTATTGAATATGGCCATTGAATTGGGCTACACTATAAACCCAGAAGACTATCTTCCAACAAGTGCAGAAAATGCTGAAAGGTTTAAGGAAGATCTTAAAAAGATAAAAGATGACAAGGGTTTCTATATATGTATATTCGGAGTTGGTAATAACCATTCAAGAGGTATAAAAGAAACCCCAAGAATAGTAGTTGATTCAGAAGGATTTTATCCAGGAGACATAGGACTACCAAGAAAAATAACCCAGAAAGAAGAGGGTATAGGTTACACAGCAACAGAAGTACCTTATGAATCCCTATCACAATATATGAACATAAGATTATGTGCTCATTCTTCAGAACATATGAGATTGTTGCACCAAATTATGTTCTGGTCTGTACCTCAAAGAGGTTACTTAAAACCCTACGATGAACTTAAGTTTCTATTCACAGGAAATATATTCCTTAGGATAGTAAACTTTTACAATATGCCAGATCTGGATAATGGGTTAATGGAAAAAGTATACCAATTTGAAGTACAGGATTGCTTATTAGATAAAAATATTCAACCGGAGTTACTTACTCCAATACGAGATATTTCTGTTCTTCTAGAAAATGCCGATTATACATTAAAAGTACCATAATATGGACAAAAATTAAAAATACTTTTGGATAAGGTTAAGGAGTCTGATCCTAACCTTAATACAATGGATAGAAATACCAGAATTAGAGTTGGGAATTATCAGTTCCCATTTTCTGGTCAACAAATGGATTATTTATTGCTTAATTTAGCTAAGAAATTATCCGGTGATGATATACTGATATTCTCTGATCCAAGTAATCCTCAGACTGTATTAACAGAAATAACCAAATACAGTTAGATGACTTAGATAAGGTTACTCATGAGGAACATATATTAACTCTTGAGATAGGTGATTCTGCAGAAGTTAGCGAAAGGAACTTAGAAAAGTTGAGAGCTAATGCAGGAGAACATTTCTTATGTAACCTTGACTACGGATACGGGGTTGGTAGATGGAATCCAACTGATGGTGGAAGTTCGGTAATAATGACTTCTGAGGGTATAAAGACAAGTTGGGATTTAGCTCAAGATGGTTCAATATCTAAAATAGAAGATGAAATTTTACCCGATGTACCATATAGAGTAAGTATACAAGATTCTTCTATAAACGGTATAGTGGAAGAGGTATTAGGATCTCAAATACTTAAGGCAAGTGTATTGGTAATAGAAGGTGGATCAACTGGGCCAATATCTTACCTAAGATGTGCAGATTCTACTGGAACTGCAGTATACTTTGCATCAATAACAAAGAGCTTAAAAGTATCAGTATTAACTTATCAGGTAAGTACTAGAAATTTAACACAAGTCTTTGTTGATATTGTAAATTCTGAAGGTATTGCTAATTCATTATATCAGTACCTTGGATTTACTGAGGAAGAGTTAACTACCGAACAGTTTAAGAATGGATTGAAAAATGCCATATTAGCTTACAAAGACGGACCAATTGCTTAATAACACTTTAATATAATTAAATATGCCACAGACTCCAAGAGTAAGGTTCAACTTTAAGAACCTGAACGTGCAATCTAGTGTTCCTCTGTTGGGCGTAATCAACATGGTAGCTCGTACTACCAAGGGTCCGTTCGAAGACCCAAGTGATTTGATATCTAGCCCATCTCAGTTCACTCGTATTTTTGGTTCGGAGATAGTTCCGGATGGTTCGGTATCGAACATAATGAAGGCACTTGAAATGGGTGCAAAGGTTCGAGTATCCCGAGTAGCTGGTTCGGGGGCTAGTTATGGATGGGCAAAACCTATGACTGTAAATCCTTCGGCAGGTATTGCAGCACTAAGTGCACCATCCATATCAGTTCCAAATGGTTCAGCAATTATATCCATAGTAATTTCTGATCCAAGTGGAGCAGAGAATAGCCTTACAATGAATATGGCTATTCGTACTAAGGAAGCAGGTTCCCCTGTACTTGACAATACTGGGGTAAATCTGAATCGTCCTTTCTACTTAAAATTGAATGTATCCACAGAGCCAACACTCCGTGCAAGTATAATTCAATATGGTGTAAGAGACGAGAAAACTAGTATACCAACTTATGATAGTATACTGAATGAGACTCTGTTCTTCTCGGCTGTATCCGCAAATACTACTGATGGTGTAACTACTCCTTCTATCAATGTAAATACTTTACAGAATTTCTTAGATAATGCTCCTAACATTACGTTCAAAGCAATAAAGGGGAAAGAAGGCGATGGTCAAGGCACAATGAGGAGTCTTGCAACCGGAATACAAACTATGGAAGACATAGTTTCTATACTACGTCAGTTCTCTAACTGGAACTCTACCATCATGGTTGGTAAGATTACTTCTGAAACAGTTGATACTGATGAAGTAAGTGATACCAAGGTATATATGGAATGTTCTGAGGGAACTGCTGGTACAGATCCGAGTAAGGACGAGTGGATCTCTGCTTATAATGCTAGCAAGGTTTACTATGAGGCATACTCGGTAGTACTCTCCCACATACATCAGCATCTGGGTAATTATATAGAGGCATATATCGAAGTAGCAAATGATGTACATACTACATTTGAGAATATGCTCTATGTAGAGGTACCAAAGTATGCAGCCGGAACCCGTACTCCTGCTACGGTTGATGAAACATTAACCGCTCTGAAGGGTATGGTTCAGACCATCGGTCCTAAGAAGGAGGTAGCATACTTTGGAGGTGGTATCAAGTACTACAACGAAAATGGTTCTCTTCAGAAATGCGATGTATTGGGTTCTGTAGCTGGACTGGATGCAACTTGTGCTTCTACTTATGGACCATGGTATTCATTCTCTGGTATGAACCGTGGTGTAATTGCTTCGGCACTTGGACCAGTGATGAAGAACTTAGGAGGTCCTGCTGAGATAGATACTCTTAATGAGTTTGCTAAGTGGTATATGAACTTGTTCGTAGTCAAAAATACTCATACTCAGGGTCAGCGTACTATGCTTTGGCATGGCTTTACTTCTAATCCAGTAGATGACTCTGAGAAGTTCATTTCAATAGTACGTCTCAATCTCTACCTGAAAAAGAACCTTCGGCCAATTTTGGAGAGTTATATAGAAGAGCCTAATACTTTTGAAACGTGGAAAAGGATATACTACGAAGCAAAGGATATCCTGGATGATCTTCAGACTCGTAATGCAATTACTTCTTATGAGTGGTTGGGAGATCAGGATGCCCAGAGCTATGAAGATCTTCAGGTTAATAATGAAGCAGATGTTCGTCAGGGTAAATACAAGGCTCAGCTGAAGTATAAGGAAATTGTTCCAATGCAGGATATAGAGATGGATGTTATCATAGATGTTTCGGTAAATAAGAGCACTGGTGAGATATCCATATCCGCACAGTAATAAACAAATAAATGATATAATACTATGGCAGGAGCTAAAGTAAAAAATCCGAGGAAGAAGTTCTTATGGCAAATTGTATTTGTCAAACATCCCATAAACGCATTCCTCTTTCAGAAGGTTGGTATACCAGAGGTAAGTATTGAACAAGTTTCACATGGTGATGTAAATTACGATGTAAAAACAGCTGGTAGAGTATCAGTTGGAAACTTAACAGCTTCCAAATTGGAAACTACTTCTGGGTCAGATACTTGGTTATGGGATTGGCTTATGTCAGTTCAGGATATGTTGCTTGGTGGGGGTTTAACTCCAAGCCAGTATAAGGAAACGGTACTCATCAATGAGCTGGCCGAGGATGGAGTATCTATCCTTAACTCCTGGACATGTACCGGAGTATGGCCTTGCAAGGTAAACGGACAGGACTTAGACCGAATGAGTTCGGATAACACTCTGGAGGATTTGGAGTTCTCAGTAGATACCTGCGAGAAGCTGTAATAGTGAATAACTAAGGGAGAGCTCAGCAATGAACTCTCCCTTTTTCGTTACAAAATACTATATTTTTCAGAATACTTAACAACTCAACACAATGGAAGATCAAACACTTTATGGTAAGAAACTTACCTTTAAACTACCAAGTGGTTATGAAGTAACCATACGGGAACAGAATGGAGAGGATGATGATATTCTTTCAAACCCAGTAGATGCAAAAACATTTATGAACATCTCTAAATTTATTGCTGGTATTGTAACAGATACCGATATTACGGCTACAAGATTACTCACAGCTGATGATGTTCAAAAAATGCCATCTCTTGATAGGTATACGATTATGATAAATTCTCGTATATTCTCTCTGGGAAAAACTCTTGAATTCAGGTATGACTGGGAAGGCCCAGCAGAGGGTCAAGTAAGAACCATTGATTATGAAGTAGATCTTAAAGAAGAGTTCCTTTTTGACTATGGTACAATTCCTACAATGCAGGAAATGGAAGCAAAACCGAATGCTATACCATTTTATCCAGTATCAAAACAGTCAAAGGGGATAACATTTACAACTAAGAGTGGTAAAGAACTTTGCTTTGATTTACTCAGTGCTGAAGGTGAGTCATACGTAATGAATTTACCAATGAACGAGAGAACTAAGAACCAGGAATTAATTGCTCGTAACCTTAAACTTAAAGTAGGTGAAAATTACGAGATCGTTAAAAACTTCAGAATGTTTTCCTCTCAGGATATGATGGATATTCGTTCCACTGTTAAAGGAATGGATCCAATATTCCCAGGAACTACTCAAATAGAGGACCCAGATACTGGTCAACGTATTATGGTACCAGTAATGGCAGTAGATAATTTTTTCTACCCACGGGAGAACTAGAAGATGTATATTTATATATTGTTAGAGCAAAGATTAGTATTGACTTTAACACTCTAGCAAAGCTCCCATGGCGGCGTAGGAAGAAATTTATAGAAGCTGCCGAAGCATATTACGAACAACTAAAAAAGGAGATGACCCATACATAGGGTCATCTCTCTTTTGTTCTATAAATCTGAAACTATATGGCTTTTACAAGTGGTAGTCCTTCTGCAGGACAACTAGAGATAGGTATAGCTCTTGTCTTACAAGATAGGTTTTCTAACCAAGCAAGAGAAGCCAGCTCTGTTATAAGAGGTTTACATCGGGATGCTAAGAATGCTGTACAGGCTAACTTAACCGCTGTTCAGACATATACAAATATATTTGGTGGTATAGCCAGTAATATAGTGTCTTCCTTAGCTACTACAATTACAACTGGAGCTGACTTCATCGATATGATGACTTCAGTGGGAGCTATCTCTGGAGCTACCGATGAACAGATGTCTGGATTATCAGAAACTGCCCAGACATTAGGTTTGAGGACCATGTTCATGTCAAGAGATATAGCTTCAGGTATGAAATACTTAGCAATGGCTGGTAATGATGCAAATCAGATACAGGAAATGATATCTGGTGCTGCAATGATGGCCAATGCTACAGGAATGGAATTGGGAGGTAAAGGAGGTACTGCAGACTTACTGACCAATATAATGAGAACCTTCGGATTGGAAGGTGAAAGAGCTGCTACATTAGTTGGTGACCAGCTTACTAAAGCTGCTATGGCATCTAATATGTCCATGACGGATTTGGCAGAATCTATCAAATATTCCGCAGCATCCATGGTAACTCTGAGACAACAGTTACCTCAAGTAGCTGCTATGATAGGTACCTTGGGTAATGCAGGTATACAAGGTTCTATGGCAGGTACTTCTATCAGAAATATGGCAGACTACTTAACTCAGTCCATAACCAATCCAAATTTCAAGGGAGCTAAAGCTTTAGCTAGACTGGGATTGAGTAAAAAAGATTTTGTTGATGCTACCGGAGATCTTCAAGATTTTGGTGTAATTCTTGGTAAAATAAATGAAGCTACTAAGAACTTATCAACTATAGATCAGAATGCAGTATTAAAGAGTATCTTTGGTGTACGTGGTATGCGTGCTGCAGTTGCCATAATGAGAGATACTGAAGGATACTTTGATCTCCTTGATAAGATACAAAATCAATCTGCTGGATTTGCCGAAGGAGTAGTAGCAAAACGTATGGAAACTCTTGCAGGTAAGATTGATATAATTCAGTCTGCTGCAGAGAACCTTATGACTACCTTTGCAGAGGCTATACAGAATAATCCTATCATTATGGGATTCCTTGATATGGTAGGTTGGGCAATATCTCAAGTACGTGACCTAATGGCAACTCCATTTGGACCTTGGATAGCTGGGTTAGCAAGTATAGGTGCTGGTGTATTATGGATTACCAATAAGATAGCTAACTGGAGAGCAAGATGGTTAATACTTAATGGTGATACTCAAGTTACCTTCAGATCAATGGTTAGATTATTGATTGGAGGTTGGTCACAGGCTACTATATCTGCCCAAGCTTACCTTAATATGGAGAGAGCTATCATTGCTCAACGTAAAGCTGGTATAGGAGCAAGTGCTACTATGGTTGCTGCAGAAGCTGGTTTACCAAGATATTACTATAATGGTAATATTCCAGCAAAAATGGGAGCCAATGGTAGGTATTATGCTAATATTGGTGGAGGAGCTTCTGGATGGACTCCAGTACCAGCAGCTATGGTAACTCCAACTAATGCTGGTAGGATGACCAGAACTATCATGGGTACTGGTGCAGGAGCTGCTAATGCTGCTTCTCGGGGTGCATCGGTTTCTGTTGGTAGAGGACTGCTTGGATTTGGTTCTAGAATAGTAGGGTTATTTGGGGGTCCTTTGGGATTAGCCATAACCGGTATATCTATAGTTGGACCAATGATATACAGTGCTATCAAAAGTAATCAGGCTTCTAATGAAGAGAATACCCGAGCAACTAATGATCTTGCATCTGCCGTTAGGGCTAGCAAAGAGGGATATAATTTAAGAAAGGATAATCTACAAGAGTTAACAGTTCAAGAGATGAGGTGGTTAGTACAGACTCTTGGATTATATACTGAAAAGCTTAATCAGAGAGAGAATAAGGGCAATACCACTATCATTAACATAGACGGTAAAAAGGTATTCGAAGAATATCTCAACGAGAGAGATTCAGAAATAAATGTAGCTGCTGGAGTAAACTAAACAATTATGGCATCACTGATAGGAAAACCAGTTGGAAAAGTGGCTCAAGAAGTAGCTGATCTTGAGCAGGGGAGAATATTTCAATCCCCACTTAATAAAGTATGGAGGGCTCTGATACTACGAAACAGAGCTGCTTCTATAATGGCTAAAGCTGAGCCAAATGGGAAGAATAAAGAAGCTGATGCCATGAATTCTCATGTAGCCAGGAAGGGTTCATACTCTATAGCTCAATCAAAAGATAGATGGTATCAGAATAAAATATCCGCTAATAGTTCAGGTGTAAATCCAGATGAAATACTTAAAGCTAAATCAATTGATTATACCATAGCTAATAAGTTAACCTCTGAACTTATAAAGAATGATATAGTAATAGCTAACCTGAATGTATCACCTGCAATTAGTTTAGTGATACAGAATCGTCCAGATAGGTTAAGGATTGAACCAGCTGCTACTTGGGCAGCTGTTAAATCAATGGGTCGTAATAATCCGTTCTATTTCTATACAGGTGGAGAAGATACCATAACTTTTGATATATCCTGGTATTCAATAGATGCTGATCACAGGGATGATGTAGTCAATAAATGCAGGCTATTGGAATCATGGGCAAGAGCTGATGGGTATATATCTTCTCCTCCCACCCTGAGAATACAATGGGGAAACTCTGGATTATTTGAAGATGACCTTTTCATATTGGCTTCAGCTCCGTACGAGTTAACTAACTTTCAGAATGCTTCTCGTATGATGAGAAGATATGATAATGATCCAGATACTGGTCAGAGGATAACTAATACGGTTAGCCAACCATATGACCTTAAATTATTACCGAACTGTGCTACTCAAACTCTCACTTTCAAAAGGGTAACTAAAAACAATAGAACCTGGGAAGAAATAATTCCATCTAGTAAATTGCAATATACGCCTGGAGTAATTCTTGATGGTGGGGAAGTAGATTCTCTAGAAAATACTGATACAGAGAGAATAGGCACACAAAACTAAATAATTATGGTAACTATTCCTGGAACAAGTCCCTATGATGATAGTTATGTAATAAAGTTCCCAGATGGAGATATCTCATTGGAAAGAAATATATCATCTATATCTACCGATTATCTAATACACACCGTACTTGAAGGAGAAACCATACAGAACATTGCCTTCAAGTACTATGGTGATTCTGGATTTTGGGGAGTGATTGCTGATGCTAATGATATACTCAATCCATTTGAGGACCTTCATGCAGATATGGAGTTAATCATACCAAACTATGGAGGATAGCAAACCGGTTCTCTTAAATGGTAATGGTACACCATATCTTGCAATATTCGATGGTGCAGGATCTCCAATAATGGATATCTTCAATGACCTGCCAATCGGTATGGAGGTAGAGAACTTTAATTACAAGTATACTGAAGGTAAAGGAGACAAAGGTAAGTTTACTATAGTAACTGACTTTGTGGATATAGTAGATCATCCATCTCTGCAATTCAAAATGCCTTTGAAAATACAGTGGGGATGGATATTTAGTGATAGCTCTTTTAAGTCTAGTCCTGTAAGGCTAGTGAATATAAAAAGTCATCAGATAGAATTTACTCCAGATGGTGTAAGGTTTACCATAGAATTTGCTGATGCAAAGATGTTCTTGGAAGCAGAGCCATCAAAATTTGTGGGAGATAAGACCGATTATTTGGAAGTATTCAATGAATTAGCCATGGGTAATATGCCAATGACAGTAATTGATTATTCTGAGAAAGCTGGTGTACATTTGGAAATAAGAGATAATAATCCATGTGATGGCAAAACAGAGCAACGAGAAAAGTAAGCCTTGCTTACCTTGTTATACAAAGATACAAAATAATGAGGAAGTAGATGATGGATTGGTGGGTGTAAAAATACTAGACCTTAGTCCAAGTAATTTAGCCAAACCATATCAGGATCCAGAGAGATATAAATTAAGACCAGTACCAGCAACTTATGCGGAAGGAACCGTTATTGTTGGTTCAGCTACATTCCTGAATAAGTATTCTCAGTTAGTTGGTATTGCTAAGGCTATGGCTGGTGGGCCAAACTTTGTGGATACTCGGGATAATAAGATAGAGATACATAACGGTAAGCAATCTGGTAAAACCGTATTTGCTTATACTTATGCTGGTGGTACTGGTGAACTATTGGAATTCAGAGTTCAAACCAAATATGTTCAAAGTATAGAGGCTGGTAAAGCTTCAAGTGTGGATCCAGATACTAAAACGGTAGAAACTGATTTAGTTCAATGTGTACCTACAAATGATGATCCATGTAAGCCGGATGCTTATGTAAGGTGGAATAAAGCTACTCCACTATTGATACAGAGAGATGTAACCAGGATGTCTAAAATAAAGGGATCTCTTGAAACATTATCTTCTGTATGTCGTAAATTAAATACGGTTAAAACTACACGTACTGTATACAACTCAGTAGAGGATGCTAAGCAGCAAATAGCCTCAAATCCCTCACTAACTGAAGAAGAGGTTAAAGCATACAATTCTCAGATAGAGTCAGAATGGATAACTTATTTGAGGAAGTTAGATGAATATGAGAAAGCTTTATTAGACTTTAATAATAAGGTAAGACAAGGTATAAAGGTAGATGAAGAAGATGCTCCTAAATTACCTCTTCCACCCGATGAAGTATCTTATTTTATTATAAAGAGGAAGGTATTGATACAAGTAGATCCATTACAATATGCTCCTAAGGATAGTAAAGCTTATTGGCAAAATAGATGGAGACAAGGTTATAATGCTCTTAAAAAGAACAAGGAGATAAACTTAGTCATTCAAGGATCTTCAGATGAAAGACCGTATGGAGATTATCCCTATGATTATCCTGGTTCAGATCGTTCAAAGGTACTTATAGAAATGGAATTAGAAGTACAAGTACCAGGTGTACGAGTAGTATCTGATCCATTGTTTGCTACTCTTGGAGAGTTTATGTCTAATGACATAATAGAATCAGTAAATAGCCAGATTAAATCCAAAGCTAAGTTTGTTGGTAACCCATCAATGGAGTCTTCTCAGATTATTGAGATCAAGAATGTTGGTGAAAAATATTCTGGTGATTGGTATGCTAAAGAAGTTGAACATAGCTTTGATACTGGGGGATATTTTACTGAGGTGACTTTTGAAAAGAAGTCAAGAAACTCCATAATCAATAAGATATCTACTTCTGTTAATATGCAAGAAGTATTCCAGAAATCTCATGATATAGCTAAAGAGTCTTATACTACTGATGCTTGGAAGATACCAAGTAAGATTAAGGCAGAAGCTAGAAAGCATAGAGCATCTATATGGGAAGAGGAATATAATAGGACTGGAGATAAACCAAAGATTGGTACACAAATAGTTGTACGTCAAGATACAGATCCTCATAAATGGGAGATATTTGATGCTAGAACTGATTTTAGAGTAGATAGGGATATAAGCCCAAAAGAGCAATGAATTTATATGAACTAATTCAACAAAGGGGTATAGAGGCAATAGGTAGGTTCTATTCTACATATCGGGGAATTGTTATAACTAATTATGATCCAGACTCTCAGAATAAGGTATGTGTATACTTACCAAGTATATTGAGAGGAGTAGAAGTTTGGGCTTACCCTAAACATCAACAAGGGGGTCCAGGATCTGGATTCAAATGGTTATCACCAAGGGAAGGTTCTATAGTATATGTAGAATTTGAGAACGGAGATCCAAGACACCCTCTATGGTCATATCATGGTTGGGCCATAGGTGAGATGCCTCCAGAATTGAATAAGCCCAATGTACTGGGATTTATAACCCCGAAAGGCAATAAAATTATACTGGATGAAAGTGATTCTGGAGTATTAACTGCAATAATTCAGCAAGATATAATTATTAAATCTCTAGACGGTAATATAAACGTCGATGCGAATAGTATTATAATGCAGGGTGGAGAAGTTGGTATTCCAGAATCTACCTCAACAGTAGAGAGACTAAACAAAATAGAGCAGGATATAAACAATCTTAAACAAGCTTTCACATCATGGACACCAACTCCTCAGGATGGTGGGGCTGCTCTAAAGACTGTTGTTGCATCTTGGTCTGGTAGTAAATTAACCGAGACTAAGGTGGAAGATATAGAAAGTGAAACTATTAAACAACCTAACTAATGGCAAACTATAATCAACTCAACACAATTGGTAGTGGGCCTTATTTTCCCATAAAGTTAGAACAATCAATAGGTAGTGATGGTAAACCAGAATATATAGAAACTGTAGTCAGATATAAAGTTACACATGATTTGGATTACTCTACCGATCCGAACATTATAGCTAATGGGAATTTTTTAGATGAAGTAGATACCTTGGATCAAGAATTCCTAAAATCCACATACCCAGAAAATGTGGTAATTGGAGATAGAAAATCTCTTAAAAGTAATTCTATTGGTGGAGCTGCTATAGAGGGTTATTTACCATACTCAAATACTCCAATCTCTCTTCAATTACAGTTGGGAGGTATTAAGAATGACGGTAATAAATGGTGGTATGAATCTATAAAGACCATAAGTGGTTCTAATAATACGGCTTGTTCTTGCTGGACATTCTTTGTAAACAAAGACAGTAAATATATTAAAATAGAATTCGAATTAGAACCTCAAACTACATTCACTCATATGTCTATGAGAGTATATAGAATGAGTGAATATACTTATATATGGGATATACCATTGAATTCTAATAAAGGAGTGATCTGTGTAAAATTAGAGAAAAACCAAACAGTTTTACTATTCTTACCAGAAAATGAGGGTGATGTGCTTACTGGTACTAAGTCAGTGAATATGATAAGTTGTAAAGTATCATATACTAATGAATCAGTGCCTGGTATGGTATATACAACCGAAGAAACAGAAATAAAAAGAGTGCCTAAAATAGGATGGTATGTTCTAAATGGTGATATAGCTTTAATAAAGCAAAACTTAACAGCAATACTTACATATCAAATTGGTCAAAGATTTAGGCAAGAGGACTTTGGCTCTAGGACTTGGGAATGTTTAGAAGAGCCAAATACAAGTGCACTTAATCTGATGATTAAGAATTTTGTAAAAGATGGTATAGCTGCTTGGGAACCGAGAATAAAAGCATTAAAAGTATTTGCTCTTAAACCAACTAAAGAATCTATACGATTATTGATATATTTTAAAGTACAGAATTCACAGAAAGTAGAAGAGCTTAACTTTCAATATAACTTAAACAACTTAACTACAGATGTCTACTAGCAATCCATGGCTTACTCCTTTTCAAAGGTCATATAATGACATAAAAGCCAAATTAATTCAATCTCTGAATGAAAGGGTTCCAGAGATTACTGATATGAGTGAAGGTAATATATTTATACTCACTTTATCCATATTTGCAGGTATTGCAGAAGTTATACACTACTATATAGATGGTATGGCAAGAGAAGCTTTCTTACCAACTTGTAGAAGGTATTCATCTTTATATAAACATGCCAAGCTGGTAGACTACCATATAAAATCTGCTATACCATCTTCTGTAGATATTACCGTATACATGCAGGATGGAACATCCTTCCCAGTAGATATCAATGTACCTCAGAATACAGTATTTAATTCTAAAGATGGTAAACCTTGGATAACTACTAGAAATGTAACCATTGAAAAGGGAACATATACTTATAAAGTTCCTGTTGCACAGAAGGAGGCTGTAGCTGAGGTAGAATTGGGAACTTATACTTCTAATGATATAATCATAACCTTGGGTGATCTGCCAGCTGATAGGAAGTATGTAGAAGGGTCTATGGTACTTACCATAGATGGTGAAGCTTGGACTCTGGTGGATACCTTTGCTTATTCTGGTCCCGGTGATAAGGTGTATAAGGTAGAATTGGATAGTACACTCCAACCATATTTGGTATTCGGTGATGGTCAATTCGGTAGAAAACCAACCATCGGTTCTCAAATAAAAGGTCAGTACTACCTTACTTATGGTTCAAGTGGTAATATACCATCTAACCAATTTGATAAGGTACCAGAAGTAATGTCTGATGTAACTTCTGGTTTATCAATTACTAATACCATAGCTGCAACTGGTGGTTCTGACTATGAGGATTTTGATACTCTGAAGGAGCATATTCCACTCAGTATAAAGACTCTTGGAGTAGCCATTACAAAAGAGGATTACGAAGCAATAGCTATGCTCATAGACGGTGTAGATAAAGCCTACTGTAATTATATATGCGGTAAATATGTAGAAGTATATATTACCCCAGATGGTGGTTCAGAAGCTAGTACCGAACTTATCAACAATGTTAAGCAGAGGATGGAATCCTCAAAAGTACTGACTACTAGAGTAAGTGTATATTCTACACATGCAGCAAAGATATACTTATCTGCAACTATAACCGGTAAGAAGTCATTTAAGTCAATAGATATAAGCAATCAAGTTAAGAAAGCTTTACTAGATGCTTATAACTACCAGAGTTCTGGTATAAACAAATCGGTAAGGCAATCTGATTTATATGCTTTAATGGATAATCAACCAATGGTTGACTTCCTTACCATAACCGAGTTATACTTATTGCCGTACCCAATAGCTATAAATATAAATTCTCAGAATACCGAAGAGATAGTATCTGTACCAGCATTGAACATAACATATTTCAAAATGATATCGTTCAATACTGCAACTCTAGAGACTGACTATGAGAATTGCTATATTCAGACGGTAGTAGAAGATGGCAATGCTTTCTATAGAATATTCGCCAATAAGAACGTATCTGGTAATGCCTTATATACTGGTCAATATGGTAAACCAATAAATGTAAGCTTATACAAATCTAAGTTTACTATGACCATCAACTTACCAGTTGAAAATGCAAACTATGAAAATGGTACAGTATATCAGTTAACTACCCAACCAATGGGAAGCAATGGCAGACTGGTAGATCTTATACCTCATAACTATAATATACCAGTTATCAGTTCAGATAACATAACCTTAACAATCAATGAAGTGGTTTAATCCTGCTAAGGAATTCTTCAGGAATTACATCTTCAGTAACCTTTTTGATCATTACTATAAAGCCAATGATACTTATCAGGATTCAGAAGGCAAAGGTATATTCGAAAGGTTCATAGATGTATGTTCAGGTTATTTCGATACTGAAGTAATGCCTGATATAGATAATTTCATTGAGTGCTTGGATGTGGATAAAGCCAATCCAATATTCATAAATTATCTATGGGAATACTTTGGGTTTATCCCTTATGCTTATGGAGTATTAACTAAGGGAGAACCCTATACAGAGGAGAATCTAGAGAATTGGATAAAAGAAGACAGGGGTTTTCCTACTGCTGATTACAGGTTAGTTCTAAGATATGCCATATCACTGTATAAGATTAGGGGAACTAAAAAGTTTTACGAAATCTTAGGTAGATTTTATGGTGTAACTTTTAACCTTACAGAAGTAGAAGGCAGTACTAAAGCTGTAACTGGATTTTCTGGTGATGGGTCAGTAAAGTATGACAATGTTTCTTACTATGATACTCCATCAGCTACTTATGATACAGAGACAGATTGTTGGGAATGTGTTCCTATGATTTTAACTATCGGTATACCAAAAGGTCAATGGAATTTTATGACCAAGAAAGATCAAGAGATTCAGGAAAAACTTTTAGAAGAATGGAAGTCTATGAATCCCTATGCTACAGAAGAAGAGATTCAGCAAGCTAAGGAACAGATATATACTGAGCATCCATCAGATTATAGTGATAAGGTAAAAGAGACTTTGATAAACATAGTTAACAAATATCTGCCAGTAAATGTAAAGTACTTTGAACCAAATGATAGTTCAGTGGTATTTGAACAAACTTCTGCAGTAATTTATATCGTATAACATGCCACTGATCTCATTATTATTTGCAGCTGCCCAAGATCAAAAATTAGACAATGCAGTTCAATCTTTAACAAGGTCATCCATAGAGTTAGCGGAAGCAGCTTCTAACTACGGGGCATTAAAGGTAATCTTCGGTATCTTTATGGTATTAGTTCTAGTATTGGTAGTGATGTTTATATATACCATCTGGAACTTAAACAAAAAGATATCTGTAGTATCAGAGTCTTCTAGTAAGATCACAGAATTCTTCGATGGAGCTGCTGATTCTACAATAGGTGTAACTGAGGCACAGATTCTTATACGAAGGGAATTCAATTGCCTTGGTCATATACTTAAGTATGCCATACTACGAATAAGACTCGAGAATCATATAGATAATAGAGAGTCAGTAATAAAGAAAGTAGACATATTAGTTAACAATGAGTATTCAGAACTATGTGGGCTTATGTCTAACTTTAATTGTGATGGCAAATCTCTTTCGACCATATTTGAACTTCAAGATAATGAAGCAGTAAAAGATATGGTAATAGAACAAATATACATACCCAAGGATCAATTCTCCATTTCAAATATGGATCAATCAGTAAGTATGTATCTCAATGGATTGAAATTGATGTACCTTAAAAAATTATAATCATGGAACGAAAATTATTGCCGATCATTGATTTTGCTCATGGGTCAGATGTACCTGGAAAACAATCTCCAGATGGTAAACATAAAGAATATTTATGGAGTCGTAAAGTAGGTAATATGTTAGCTGAACGTCTCAAGCAGGAGGGATTTAAGGTAGCATTCACCAATACGGGTGATACCGAAATAGGACTTTCTAGAAGAAAAGAAATTGCAAATAATCTAGATCCACTTGGGGGAACTAAATTTCTGCTATCCCTCCATAATAATGCCGCAGGCATAGGAAATGAATGGTGCACTGCAAGGGGATTTGAAATCTATACCACAAAGGGACAGACTCGTTCTGATTTATTCGCTACCGTAATATTTGAGCAACTTCAAGAAGACTTCCCAACTACCGATGGATACAAGCATCGTATGGATAAATCCGATGGTGATCCCGACAAAGAGGAAAACTTCACAGTACTCATGGGAAATAATTACTGGGGAGTATTATTAGAATGGCTCTTCCAGGATAATCCTGATGATGTAGCTTTATTAGAAGATGATAATGTGAACCGCAAATTGGTTGAGTCTTTAACCAAAGCACTCATTTTCATAGATGAAAACTTGGATAAATTAAAACTGTAGAGATATGGCTAATAATATAACCGTAGTTAGTAACGGTATAGTTCAACAGAGGTTCTATCAAGTATATGGTGACTTGATTGAATCTAAAGAAACCATGGAACCCATAGCTATTGCTCACGGTAATGGTCCTATATGTGGATTTGATATTGTAGATACTTCTACTGATCATGTAGTAATCCGTGGTTCATGGGACCCTAACTTATCAAGTGATGGTATATCCGCTCCGCCAGTATTAAAGAAAGTTAATCGTAGAGTCATACTATCCGATGGGGAAAATAATGGTGGAAATGTAGTTAATGCCATAGTAACTAATGATGGGCTTATACATATATGTCCAGTTACTCTTGATTTTACTGATGTAAAGCCAACTGGTGGATGGTTTGATCTAAGTAATCCCAGTAAGTTTGTGGCTTTTGCCATGAAAGTAAGCCATACCTATACTCCAGTGGCAGATGCTAGTAACATTGGGGTTAATGATTTTAGTATTACTTGGTTAACACTAGAAAAGAGTACTGGTGGTACTTATAGTCCAGCAGAGGTAGCCTCTTTAGACTTCTCATCCCTTGTAGGCACTATATTACCATCTGGTTGGATAAATAGGAATACTGATTCTTTAGTTGGTATATACATTGTAGGGTATGACCCAAGTTGGGGAGACAACGATGTATATGCCTCTTTCGGATATAAAATGGCTTTGGTATCTTATGATGGTAAATGGCCAGTAAGTCCTTTCATAAACGGGGCATTTGATATCCTTTCACTAAATAATAAAATAAAGAACATACCCATCATAGAAGCTGATGTAGATAGTTTGAAGGGGTTGAATAGTATACTTCAGAATCAGGTGAATACTTTGGGTAAGGGTATAGAATGTGATTATACTTTAAATACCAAGGTTACTGATGAAGGGATCGGTGATGGTACAGTAAGTATTACTATAAAGAAACTGGTGTATCTTGGAGTAAGTCTTTATGAAGGGGCCGGAAAAACATTTACTAGTAATACCTTATACCTAAATAATATAAGGGCAATATACTTAGATATACTGTCATCTGGTACTAATCCAGAAACTGGTTTACCTTCTATCTCCAAATGGGGATTAACCCTTGGATCAAGTACAGTTAGATTAACCAATCCAAGTGATCTAAGAGGAAGTTTATCCGGTGATTTTCAAGGAACTGGAGAATCAGGTTCTACCATTGCCGGTATTATATGCCTAATAAATAAAGATGGCCAAATACCTGATTCTCAATATAATCGAGTCGGTAATGGTAAAAGTTCAAAAGTAGGAAAACCATCGGATGATCCAAGTTATTATTTGGCATTGGTATTAAATAACTTTTTCAATAGGTTTACTAATACCGCAGATCAATTAGATACATCTTCTGAAAGAGATAAGAGGTATACCAGAGTATTCATTGATACTAAAAGTGGGGGTTTAACTCCTGGTGATCAATGTGGTATAACTTTCAGATTGTATCCCACTGGTATAAATTTATCTTGGTATGTATACCTTAGTAATACTTCTTCACCATATACCCAGGGTACTTTCAGATTAGATTTGAATTCAGAGTTGGCTTTACATTTTAAGCCGTATGTATTAAAGAACCTATACGATTTCTATAAGAAGGTGACTGCTCAGGCATCAGGTGGAAAGTTGTTATTGCAAAGTATACCATTAATGATGGATACCCGTCAGACTGGATTAGAACAAGAAGCAAATGGTCATATCCTTGTTTACTTACGAAATGATTCATTTGATAATTTCTATTTGGAAGTAGTAGTGAGTACTATAAGTGGTTCATCTTCTGCTATCAGAAGTACTTATTTTGGTACTACATTTATCCCATTTATGTTGAATGATGTATGGGATTTATGTAACATTGGAGATGTATCAATTACTCCGAATGTATAGATACATATTAAACACAAGCCATAGTTGAGTTGGTTAAGTGGGGCCGGAGTGGGATTATGTTTAATCCTGCTCTGGCTTTTTTATTGTCTAAGATCTACAGCAGCTTGTTCTAAAGTTTTTTGTATGTTCTTTCTCATGTGAGAAAACATATTTACTGCAAATTTATCTCTTGGCAACTCAAAGTAATCAATCAAGTGAAGGATAGATAACTTACCGTGTGATTCCTTTATTCTTGACTCAAACCATTTGGGGGGTTCAAGCTGTATCTTCATAACCAAATACTCATCAGGTGTAAGATGTTCTTTCATGTATTCATGGAATCTTTGTGATTGTTCTTCCTTGATACGAGTTTCTTCTGAGTCATCAAGTAATTCCTTGTTATTATCAAATAGGACTTCAAATGAAGTTAACTCCTGATTAAATTCTGCCTGTTTAGTATAGGCATTACGCAATAACTTACTCTTGAAAGTTTGAAGGGAAGATAAAAGAGTGGCCTTTAATCTTTCTTCATCATACTCACTTTGATATTTATTGAATACATACAAGAACTTATCCCAGAAAAAAGAGTTGATTATATCTGGTGTAACATTAAATCTTCTAGAATCTATTCCCCTTACTAATCTGCGGATTAATGGTTTACAGGTTTTATACAACCTATTAAACAAATCCTCATCATAAGGTTTTAATTCTGTTAACCGATGTAGTTCACTTCCGTTATTGCCCTTCATAGTAGTAAAGATTTTTTAACAATGCAAATATAATATAATAAGTAACAACTTGTATGAATTTATAAAAATTATTTCACCGTTTGTGTTGAAGTTAGTTCAAAGATGAGCTTCATGAACTATATCATCTAGCAGATACTATTGATAATACATCCTGAATATTATATAATATATGAAACAAAACAAGGTAAAGAAGAGGTTAAACTCATGTGATAAATTCACTTTTTCCATAGAGTTTCAATTAGAAGTATTAAGGTTTCTGATACAAGGCAAGGAATCTCTTTTATATATCTCAAAGATAAAGCCTGGGTATTTTACTCTGATAGAACATTCTATCTTAGTAGAAGCCTTGATCAAATTTGTTAAGAAGTATCAGAGAATCCCCAGTGAAGTTTTAATGATAGAACAGGTAAAGACTTTATTGGAAGGCAAGGATTATACAGATTTGGTTACAAAGGAAGATATCCCCAATATTCATAAGTTAATATATGAACTGTATAACAAGCCATTAAAGGATGTAGATATAGTTTTGGAAAACATACATAAGTTCATTGCCTATATAGAATTAAAGGCTTTGAATGAGAGTATGGATTTCTCAGATTATAACTCATATGAAACATACCAATCAAAGCTAACCAAGATCCTTCAAAATTCAAAGCCACAAAAGAAGGATGAACCATTGTTAATGGTTAGTGGAACTGCAATGCGTCAACTTATGAGAAAGGTTGATCCGGATGTAGTTCCTACTCCATTTTGGCAATTGAATAAGTTGGGTAATGGGGATGGGTATCCTAAGAATTCTTTATTTGTGTTGATTGATCGACCCAAACGGAGAAAGACCTTTGCACTTATAAATATAGCAAGGGGATACTTGGCAATGAGGAAGAACGTATTATATATTGATACTGAGAATGGTAAGAACCAGTTAATGGATCGTATGATCCAATCTACTCTCAACAAAACTAAGAGAGAGATGTTAACTGGTGATTATGATAAGATGGAGCAAAGACACATGCGTAAATATAAACGTCTTGGTGTAGAGTTTATAGTTGAGCGTGTACCAGCAACCATTGCTGATTGTAATACCATTAAGAATTTAGTTAGGAAGTTAGAATCAGAGAAAGGTATAAAGGTGCATGTCATCATGATTGACTATGCTGCAAAATTAGCCTCTATTTCAAGAGATAAGGATGATGTAGAACGTATTAACAACGTATATATTGATATAGATAATATGGGTGATGAACTTGGGCTAGATGCAATATGGACTGCCCAACATGTTACCAGAGAAGGCGCTAAGCATCAAGAAACAAGATACGAGGATAATGATATTGCTTCTGCTATTTCTATCATAAGAAATGCAAAATGCGTAATGGGGTTAAATTCTACACCCGATGAAGAAGAACATAATATAATGAGAATGGAAGTTGTAGTTCAACGAGATGGAGTTCCAACTGGTAGAGTTATGTTTAACATGGATCCTGAAAGACAACGTATGAAAGAGTTTTCAAAGGAAGCAAGAGCTAAATACGATGAGTCCATGGGTAAACAAGTGGATGATATGCTTAAAAAGAAAAAGAAGGTAAGTAATCCTAATGCAGATCCAGAAAAGAGGAGTAAAACCTCAGGAGATATATAAAAGTTAAACCTTAAATAATTAAAATTGTATGGCACGTATTATTGATTGTATGGATTTGGCTAAGTTTGGAGAAGGTGTTACTTCTTGCCCAAACTGTCATAAAGTAGTAGCTTTCGACAAAAAGGAAGTATTCTTGGATTTAAGTTATGGATCAGGCCATGATGGAGAGGAAAGTATCAGATGTCCAGGTTGTAATACAGTACTGCATATGGGTGAGTTTCAAGCTACAGAGCACATGTAATTATGGATATAAGGTTACTTAAGATATTCCGGAGAAGAGCTTCAAAGGAAATCTGTATCAGGAGACAACCCGGTAAAAGATACGAGATAGTATGCCCAAAAGATGATGCTCATTCCTTGGGGTATTTTTTTTTTAGAGAATGGGTACCCATAAGTCATCCAACAGCTTCAGTAACTTGGAGTATGGTTACTCCCAATGGTAAAGACTTTCATGATAGGTCATTGGGTTACAGGTCTGATTGTTGTGTACCATTTAAAAACACCTTCTTAAGACTAGAAGAAGCCGAGGAAGAGTTGGTAAAGATAAGAAGAGGTTACATAATTCATCACTTGGTTCCGGAATTATGTAAAAGATTACCAGTTAAATAACAACTACCCGGCTATGGTTAACATGGTCGGGTATTTTTGTTGATGATATGAAACTCAATAGCAATATCAAGGGTAAGATGCACCAATACTTTCTCAAGAAGATTGGAGCCTTCGACTATCGTAGAGGGTGGTTAAAAAGCGATTGTCCCTACTGTGGAGGAGAAAAGAAGTTTGGTATTAACCTTTCAAGTAATAGGTGTAATTGTTTTAAGTGTGGGGAGCATCCCTCCCCTATAAGCCTGATAATGTACCTGGAAAATGTAGACAGCTTCACAGAAGTATTATCTATACTAAACTCTGGAGATTATACGGGGTACGTATTTAAGGAAGAGAAAGTAGAACTAAAAGGTAGGAAAGAATTTTTTCTTCCCGAGGGATTTAAGAATATATACATGGGTACTTCTCTGTTGGCAAGATCAGCCAGGAATTACTTAAAGAAGAGAGGATTCGATGTTAATAAGTTAGCTCGAAAGGGGTGGGGTTATTGTAATTCTGGTAAGTACCTGGGTTATGTAATTATCCCATTTACGGAGCATGGGCAATTAACTTATTTCAATGCCAGATTATATATGGGCGCTGGCCCCAAATATAACAATCCAGAAGTAGATATAACAGGTTTGGGAAAGAGTTTTATTATTTATAATGCAGATGCTCTAGAAATATATAAAACAGTTTATATTTGTGAGGGTGCAATTAATGCAGAGACTATCGGAGAAAATGGGATTGCAACGGGAGGCAAGGCCATTTCAAGATATCAGGTGAATAGATTTATTAAAAGCCCAGTAGAAAAGTTTATTATATTAATTGACCCAGATGCTAAGGATAAGGCATTAGACCTGGCTTTCAAATTAGTACCCTTTAAAAAGGTAAAGGTGGTATTTCTACCTGATAATGAAGATGTGAATTCTTTGGGTAAGAGAAAGACTTTAGAATATGTACGAAAGACGACATATCAGACTTATCAAGAACTTTTAACTATAAAATCAGAACTAAAATTATAAATTATGGCACTTTTAATTTGGGTTATATCAGTGGTATTACTTTCATTTATTACACTTATTGTAACTACTTGGTTATGCAATATAACCGACTCTTCAAATAGCCTTATTCATAATAACAAATATAACAGGTATAAGATTTATTATGATGCCTCATGTGACCTATATTATTGTAAGATGGTAACTAACTATCTGTTGGGTATTATCCCTATTCGGAGGAAGGTCAAATATTCAGTACCATCAGGATTTGAAGATTCAATTTATCATATATGGTATGAAGATAATTCAGAAATTATACGGGTTGAGATGAATAAAAGTTACACTGAATACTGTGAAAGAAATGATAAGTTAAAAGCTAAGGCAAGAGTAGTATATAAGAGTTATGAATAAGGTAAAGAGAGAACCGTCAATCCATATATCCAAATCTTTATTCCGTAAATTATGGAATGAGATTGGGGATAAAGTATCAGAAGAATTTGTGGATAAATTTTTTACAAGAGCCAGGCAATATTCTTTGGATCATAGATCAGTAATTGGGGATAATAAACCAGTAAGAAAAAAGGCTATCAGTAGAACTTCAGGTAGTATAGGGGATGCTAATTTATTAGCCGATATTATATACTCTACTAGAATACAATTAAAACATATAGGAGTAACTAAAATAAAGCAAACAGATTTACAATGGGCATCAATAAAAGAGTTGGTACCTGTTGTAAATGAATTCTGTCAAAAGTATGGATTTGAACCTCGTCAAGGTTATATTGAATTTGTAACTACTGGCCTTAAACTCATGGCTCAAGCCAAGAGAGTTAATTATAACTTCTGTGCTAATTGGTTACATCAAAGAGTTAATTGGATAATTGAGATATATGATTCTGAGATAGAAGTTAAAGAGGATAAATATCCAGAATATACTAGAGAGGTATATGAGAACTATACAAAGGAAATCCTCGACAGAATAGGTATCAACAATACTTATGATAAGAATCCTCAAGAATATGTATGGTTTGTAAGAGCAAGAAAACTTGCAGATGAAATAGGAGTTGACTATGAAACTTTTGTTCAGGCTCAATTCTATGCTCTTGAATTCTGTAATGGTATACCTAAGATAGAAGATCTATCAAATGATAAGGCTCGTCAAAGAGTAATCAATTATATGGCTAAATTTAATATTGTATCCCGACCCAAATCAGAACATGTGGATTGGGATGCCTTTAAAAGATAGGATATGAAAAGATATGATCCAATGGTAGAAGCAGCTAAACCCTTATTAGTGTTATATACTGTAGCTATAATAATTGGTTTGATATTGGGTATTATTTGTTGGATATTTGATATAAGAATATGATAACTATAACTATCAAGAACTGTAATGTTTGTGAGATTTCTGGTCCAGCTAAATTCACAAACAAATTATATGAGGCTTTCAGGATCAAGCATCCTGATGCCTGGCATATATTGATGTATAGCAGGGCAAAGAATTGGGATGGGTATGTAAAATATATCTCAAACTATGGTCAATTCAAGATAGGCCTACTGAATAAGGTTTATAATGAATGCTGTAAAATGGGACAAAAAGTAAAAATTATAGATAATAGACCCCCGTTAGGAATTAAACCAGTAATTCCAGATATACTGGGAGATAAAAATCTACGGGAAGTACAAAAAGAAGCTCTAGAAAAGATATTAAATAATCGTGTAGGGGATACTCCTTTCCTGATTTGTGCATCAGACCTGGCTGTAAATTTTGGTAAGACACTTATATTCTGTGGGTTACATCAAGCCTTCAATAGGAAATTGAAAACTGTGTTGTTATTAAACAGTGCAGATTTGTTTAAGCAATTCAAAAAGGAGATTCTAGAGTTGTTACCAGGTGAAAAGATTGCATTTATCCAAGGTAGTAAATGTAATGATTGGGGTAACTTCAATGTGTGCATGGTACAGTCATTATCGTCTAACATAAAACGGTACCAAAGATTCCTATCAGAAATTGATATGGTATTAATAGATGAGGCTGATGTCATAGATAACAAAACCTATAAAACCGTAATACAACACTTATACAATTCTAGAATAAGGATAGGATTGAGTGGTACAATTTACATGAGTGACCAGAAGAAGAAATTGATACATAACCTAAATATCATGTCTTTCATTGGTGATAAAGTTAACCAAGTAAAACTGGTTGATATGATAGAGAAAGGATATTCTACTCCCATCACCTGTAAACTGGTATATGCTCCCTTTAAGTATTCTAAAGAAGTTGACTATCCAACAGAATACAAAGAAGTGATATGTGATAACAAAGAAGCTTGGAAGTTTTCTCTTGATCGTACAAGATACAATCTGAAGAGAAAAAGATTGCCAGCTCTTATTGTATGTAAGTTCATTGACCATTGTGAAAATCTTTACAAGTATTACGTTAAACATCTTGGAAATGATTACAGTATACAATATGTACATCATAAGACAAAAGGGCGTGATAAAATTCTACAAGATTTCAGGGAAGGGAGGATTGATGTGCTAATTGCTACTACAATCATTTCTAGAGGTCAAAATTTCCCTGAATTGAAATATCTTCAGAATACTGCATCAATGGATTCTAATGAAAAATCGATACAGATATTGGGACGTCTTGCAAGAACTCACATGAATAAGAAGAAGGCATATCTTGATGACCTTCAATTCCCTGGTCATTACCTTAAGAGGCATGGCAATCATAGAAAAACGTATTATCAGAAAGAAAATTTAAAGGTAATCAAGGTGGAGGGATAATACGCACGCGTATGCGTATATACTTACCTGTATATCTCTATTAGTATTTAGTATACTAAATACTAATAGAGGTTTATATAGCTAAAGCTATATAAACTTATACTTTCTATACTTACTTTAGTAAGTCTTTAAGCTAAAGCTTAATAATGCGCACGCACGCATAAGGGATTGCCTGAAAGTTAGTGCATATACTATTCTACATCAATGAAACAGAAAAAACCTATTAACTATTGAATGATATCAAACACTCGAATATATGGCTAAGAAAAAGAAAGACAAACTTAAAGATGCCAGGGAAGAATTAGAATCAGGTGATATCCTTGAACCAATGGATATTTCTAAGTTGGGAACAAACGGAGATGTATGCTTTGGTAAGCATTATGATCTTTCAACCAAGGAATGCAAGATGTGCGGGGATTCCGAATTATGTTGTATCAAGTTCACAGATCTAATGGGTAAGACCAGAAAGGAATTAGAAGCTGATACCCAATACAAGGATTTGGAACCTTTGATTGATATGGCAGGTTGCAAGAAGTATTACCGTAAATTGGTAAGGGATAAACTTGGTAAGAGAGAAATACTTGATAAGCTTCAGAGTAGGTTTGAATTATCACGTAAAGAAGCAAGAGACTTATACCGTAAATTTAACAGTAAATAACATGATTCAATTAGAGTTCACAAAGATTCGGGAGGTTAAATCCCCCAACCGAGCAAACGAAGGGGATGCAGGTTTAGATTTCTATATCCCTAAGTTATCAGAAAAGGATATACTAAGGGTGGGGGAAAAAGATTTACGTGATATGGTTGGTATCAACCGTAAGATGTATAGTAAAGGTTATATCAAGTTCAATGGTATGAGAACTGATGATCTTTATGTAATCGTTAAACCTCATGGAAGGTTGCTTATTCCATCAGGTATAAAGGTACTGATCAATCCCAAAGAGTCTATGCTAATGGCAGCAAACAAATCTGGGGTTGCTACTAAAGATGGGTTGACATTCACTGCAGAGATTGTGGATAGTCCATATACTGGTGAAATGCACATAGGTATACAAAATAATTCACCTGAAGAAGTATGGATACCTCTTCAACAGGATAAGAAGATAATGCAGTTCATACATGTTCCAATCCTACTTTCAAATCCCATAGAGATACCTAATGAGGAGTATGAAGAGAAAGCAAAGGACTGGGGAACAAGAGGAGACAAAGGATTTGGTGCACACGATAACAAATAAGAAGATGGACTCGAGGGACATAATTCAGGAACCTGGTATCATACAGGGTGATAAGTATTTGGAAGAGATATACTCTATGCAAAAAGAACTGTTATCTGGTTATATAGGCATAGAGGGATTACCACAATACCCAATAGACATAAATACTAAGGCATCACAATCCTTGTTGAAGGATTTCACTGCTAGAGTGGTAGAGGAATTATCAGAGGGATATGAATCATTCCAAGCTATCAGTGAAAGTATGAGTAAAAATCATTGGAAGTTAGCTAATGGTAATTGTGAAGACTCAATCTACATTGAATTGTTAAACAATCTTCAAAATGCCAATGAAGAGAATGCAGATGCAATACACTTCTTTGTAGAGTTGCTAATATATGCAAATGTAGGTCCAGATGACATTATGTCATATATGGAGAAGTATGCTAAGGATAATCACTTCAATAAGATTGAAATTGATAGTTTCAATGAAATGAGAGGTGATGTATTATATACTGCTCAGAATATGGGAGTGAAATGGTTGATGGATGAGGGTAATATTGATGTTACACTTAATCATCAAAAGATAGATCTCTTAAAGTGGTATGAGAATAAAAATAGTGGATCTTTACCTGAATACAACATAAACTTATTAGTTGGTGGTAGGATGTATAACTATGAGGACTATGAAATTCAATATCCATACATACTGTGGAAGATAACCCATCACCTTAACATTGCTCGTAACTTTTTGAAGAATAAGCCTTGGAAGCAATCTCAGGTAATGACTTCAGAGTTAAAGTACCAGGCTGAATTAGTGAAGGCATTCATATATTTCTGTGGATACCTTGGATGGATAGGTATGGATTCAAAGGAAGTATTCTATATCTACTTCAAGAAGAATCACGTTAATATGTTCCGTCAAAAGTCGAAGTATTAATATGAACATAGTAAAGAGCAATAGGCCAGTAGATGCTTGGGAGCAAATACTTGAAAATTTTTTGGTTAAGAAACCAGAATGGTTTAGTGAAGGGGTAGGGTATAACTTAACCGATTCATTATTCACTTATGATCTGGTAGTAGAGATATCAGAAGCTAAGTTTGATCCAGAATTTGATTTTGGTAAGTTATTTGGATATACAGCTACTAAGTGGACTGGATTAATAACTAATTACCTTGATCTTGATATTCTTGATCAGGCAAAGTTAATGATAAGGAAGTTAGAGGAGAATAAGGCAGTAAATAGGAATTATCACATAGGTTTCCATTTTGCTGATAATCATGGCAGTGGAAAAGGATGCTTGGTTGGGGGTATATTCTCTCGTAAGATCGGGGTTGATAATCCCGAGGTGACGGTAATCATACGTTCATCAGAAATAGTTACAAGGTTGCCTATAGACATGTTGTTGTTCTGTCGTATGGGACAGTACATTTATGGTCATGATAATTTCTCATTGAAGTTAGTTATCAAGGCTGCTTGGGCAAATGATACTACTATACTTCTATATCAGAACATAAAGGACTTAAAAGAGTTCTTGAAAGAAAACTGTAATGATGAGGCTCGTAGGAAAAAGATACGTAAGTCACTGAAAAAATTAATGACAAGTGATGAGGCTAGTTATAAAACCCATGGCAACAGTTTTAGAGCTTTCAAAGTACTTAGGAAAGATTTAGGATATAAGCAAAAATCAATGTTGGCCTCTGACTTAGAAATTGGAGATTGGGATGGAATTCCATTACCAGAGGTATGTCCATCAATTCTAAAGCGTAACATGATAAAGAAGACATATCTTAAGTTCACAGAGAAGTATGGCCTTAAACTAAAGTTGGAAGAGAATACAGAGAAGAAAAAGAAAAAGTTGATATCATTCTCTTCACCTGATGAAGATGATATGGATGATAACGAACCAATAGCTGAGGCTAATGAGTAAGTTAAAAGTAAAGAATAACCTGTTAGTGTTCCGAAATAGCATGAAAGCTTGGGAGGGGCTTAACAGGTTATTCTTATTCAATATTCCCGGTTTGGATATTGAAAGAATTGGTAAAGCTCAATATATAAATGATTTGGTTATTTATATTAAAGAACCTCTAGTAGACCCGGAATTTGATTTTGGAAGGCACTTTAATTATACATCTGCTAAATGGAAATCTTTGATAGCTAATTATATAGATGAGAATTCAATGATTGATCTGAGACAAGAAGTGGTGAGATCATTGAATTCAAGAAAGATTTTCAACATAGGGTATCAGTTTGATAATAAGCATGCACATGGAAAGAATTGTTTATTATCATTGACAGTATCAAAGAAAGCTGGTATGGATTATCCCATGATAACCGTATTCATGAGGGCTTCTGAAGTAACTAAAAGACTAATATGTGATCTTCTATTAATTCAGAGGATTGGTGAATATATATTTACTGGGGATAAATTCTGTATATCCATACATTTTAGTCAGATATTCAACGATGATACAGTATTATTAATGTATCATGCTCATGAAGACCTACTAAAACTTAGTGATAAGTTGGGTATATATGATAGTAATTGGTATGATAGGCTGAAGTATCTACTAAAAGTAGATCCCGATAAGATAAAGTATAAGGTACATAAAAGAGCATTGAAAGTACTTAGGCCAGAATTATTCAAATATCCAAAAACTCTGGCAAAAGATTGTACACTTGGTAATGAAGACTGGCTACCTTTCTAAGAAAGGGAAGTCTATTAAATTGCAAACATAAAAAAATTATAACCATGAGAATATATTCAAATCCCTACGAATTGATGTCTGAGACTGCCCGTAATATATGGGAGATGGGTACAGAGGTAAAACCAAAAACTTACCAAAACAAAGTAATAGAAGCCAAAGATGAGTTCATAACTAAAGAGCTTATTTGTGAACAATATTGCTTAACTCACATGGATGATCCATCTCCATTATTTGTATTTACCAAATCTAAAGATTGGGCAGATGCCGAATTTAAAGAGAGAATTAGTGGAGTAATGGAAAATCCAGGTAAAGCTTGGGAATTACGTAAAGATATCTGGGAAGAGTTCTTAGTAAATGGGTTCTTTGATTATACCTATGCTGAACGTATGAATGAGACAGTTTCATATAAAGGCAAGGCATTTTCTAAAATAGAAGCAATTATAGAGTTGTTAAAAACAGACAGTGATACAAGAAAAGCCATATTAAATATATACGGTGAGGATGGTTTCAATGAAGATTGTGATTCAAACTATTTAGGGGGTGAACATAGAATTCCATGTTCTATGTATTATGACTTCCTTATAAGGGAGAATGCACGAGGGGGAAAGCAATTAAATATTTGCTATCATCAAAGGTCATCTGATTTTGTAACTCATTTCGGAAACGATGTATATTTGGCATGGAGACTAATGGAATATGTAGCTAGTGAAGTTGGAATTAAGCCAGGATATTTATATCATACTATTGATAGTTTGCATAGCTACAAGAAAGATTGGGTGAAGCTTAAGACATCAATCCAAACTGAATTGAGATAACCTCAGAGGGTAATTGGTAATTGAAATGATGTTTTGTTCTGGGAATCTAGTTTAGTAGTGAAGAAATTACCATTACCCTCACAAGGGCCCATAGCTCAGTTGGTAAGAGCAGCGGACTCATAATCCGAAGGTCGGGGGTTCAAACCCCTCTGGGCCCACCAAGGATTTTCTTATTTTGCGCGTGGACAACAGTCCTGGTAAATTCGGAGGTACTAGACAGTAGTGATACAGGCTGGTACCAATTACGGGAGTAGCACAGTCAGGTTAGTGTACTTGCTTTGGGAGCAAGGGGTCGCAGGTTCGAATCCTGTCTCCCGTACATATTAGTAAAAGCTCGGATGGAGAAATAGGTAAACTCATCAGATTTAAGCTCTGACGGTCATTGACCTTGCGGGTTCGACTCCCGCTCCGAGTACATAGTATCAAATACTCTTGTCTTATGAATGATGTTATAATTACCATGGCTGGAAAGGGTACAAGAACAAATAAAGAAGTACCCAAACAATTCTTAAAAGTATCACAAGATAAATACCTATTTGAAATCTCATTAGATAAATTTATACGTACTGGATGCTATCGTAAGATAGTTCTTGTTGTGAATCCCGAGTATGTAGAGTGGGTAAAAAATAGAATATCTAATAACTATCCAGGTAAATTAGGCAGATTAATCACAGTAATACCAGGTGGTGATACTGCACAACACTCGAGAATCTTAGGATTTGAAAGCTTATTAACAGATGAGGAATCACTTTGGCCAAATACAGTTACTTTCCATGATGGTGTAAGAGTTGGTTTCGATGAAAATCTACTAACATTCATGATTAATAATTGTAGGTTTAATAGCACTGCATATGTACCGTATATTCCAGCAACTGGTACATTAAGATTAGATTCTGATAAGGTAGTATATACTAAGGATAAGTACATGAGGCTTCAGACTCCCATGGTATTTCCATTTTACCAATTCTATGGATGTTATAATAAGGCAAAAGATAAGGGTATAGAATACCAAACAGCTTCTGATTTGTATGAAGACAACGGTGGTTTAGTGAACTATGTAATGGGTAATAGATTGAACTTCAAGGTAACTTTCGCAGAAGATATTGATGTAGTAAGATTATTATACAATCATGAATAATATGAGTTATATTAGTAATCATATCCATAATGGTCATCTAATAAGCAACCTTAGGAGAGAAGTATGGGATATAGAACTAGATATGTTAGATCTAGTAGTTAATATATGTGACAAGATAGGAGTAAAATATTATCTTGATGCAGGTACACTATTAGGTGCAGTTAGACACCGAGGATTCATACCTTGGGATGATGATATCGATTTGGTAATGTTCAGAGATGAATATGATAAGTTTATATCATACTGTAGGGAAAATTTAGAATATCCATATTTCTTACAAGTACCAGATACTGATAGTTCTATCTATCAACATGCTAAGATAAGAAGGAGTGATACTACTGCTATATTGGAAATGGATTTTGAGGCTAATTGGGATTTTAATCAAGGCATATTCATAGATATATTCCCATTAGATAGAGTTCCAGAAGATAAGGGGAAAAGGGAAAGATTTCTATATGAATTGCAATTAATTAAACTAGAACTCTTCTTTTTAAAGAATAGGAGCTGGAAATTTGCTAATATTCCCCTTGAAAGGGAAAGAATGAATTACCTTAAAAACCTTTATGAAAAGAATAGGAAAAGGTATAATAACACTCAAGAGAATTGTTGGGCAACATTAGCTTTTCCTGAACATAACAATATCATAAAGAATATTGATTTTTACAAGAACCAATATCCGGATGTATTCTTAACATTTGAAGGTAGAGATTTGAGAGTACCGAATATTTACCATGGAGTATTGGAAGACATATATGGAGAGGATTACTTAACTCCCAAGAAATATCCTGGATTACATGGTAGGATATTGGTGAATACTCATAAAACATATAAAAACAATATGGAAGACTTTCAAATATTGAAGTAGGTTATAGACAGTATACCGTAAAAAGTATACTGTCTTATTGTCGAATAAGCTAAAGAATCTCAACAGAGTTATGGTTTATTAAATAACTATTGAATACTGCAATATTTAATAATATTATAGATGGAGTCAAGATATGCCATAATTAAGAGTTTTTCACAAGTTAAGAAACTTGTGAAAGCTTGTTTGAAGACAGGAGTAGCCTCTGTGGATTATGAGACTAATGGTGATGGCATATATAACAAAACATTTAGACCAACAATTTTATCTGTAACATTTCAAGTTGGTTCTGGAGTATCTATTCCATTATGTCATCATGAATATGATAACCCTCATTGGAAAAAATGGCTTCTATACTTTGGTAGAAAAGTAGTTGAGAATCCAAAAGTAACCAAAGTAGGTTGGAATCTGAAGTTTGACCTTCAGATATTTGAGTTGTATGGTATATATGTAAGAGGTACAGTATTAGATGGTATGTTAATGAAGTACCTCTTAAATGAAGAGAGACCGAATGACCTTAAATCGATGGTTCGTAGGTATTTACCAGAACACGGGGATTATGAGAAGGCAGATAAGTTTGATAAGATACCATGGGATAAAAAGCCATTAGAACAACTTTGCAAATATGGATGTCAGGATACAGATTATACCTTACGATTATCTATGTTCTTTGAGAACAAATTGATAGAAATAGGTATGTATCCTTTATTAAGGCATTTGATAATGCCAGCTTCCAGGGTATTGCAGCATGCAGAAAAAACCGGATTATACCTTGATAGAAAGTTCAATCAAGAATTACTTGAATCTTACAAACCAAAGATTGATCAAGCAACTTCTAATTGCTTGAATATTCCTCGAGTAAAAAGATTTTCTAGATGGCTTGTCCAAGAAAGAATAAGCAAATACATTTCTACAATAGAAAGAGAACTTGAGGATCTTGACTACAATGATCCAAAAGATGCCAGGAAGATAGCAAGCAGGGAAAAAAAGATATCTAATATCAGGGCTGGTGTATTTACAACTAAAAAGGAATTGGAATTAACTAGAGAAATAAATCTTGGTAGTCCAATTGACTTGCCAATGTTGTTATACTCCGAAAAGGGATTTAAATTTCCCATTATAAAATATACAAAGGATAAGAATACAAATCGTGATACTGATAAGCCAAGTACGGATGAGGATACATTGGTAGAACTTCGGTTGTCAATTAAGAATCCAGAAAGTCCAAAAGCAATATTCTTGGATAATCTACTCAAGTTGAGAGGATTGAAGAAGATGTACACTACATATATAGAAGGGTGGCATGATAAAGTACAGGATGATAGTAAATTACATGGTAGATTTTTGATACACGGAACAACAAGTGGTAGATTATCATCTCAAGAACCAAACTTACAACAAATACCAAAAACTTCTGTAGACCCAAATATAAAGAAGCAGTTAGTAGCCCCAAAGGGGAAGTTATATATGGCACTCGACTACTCTCAAGCAGAGTTGAGAATCATGGCTCACCTTTCTGGGGATGAAACGTATCTCGAGGCTTTTGCAAAAGGTCAAGATCCTCACCTTGCTATTGCAGCAAAGAAGTACGGGGTATCATATGAGGAAGCATATAAAACTTACAGTGATGAACAACATCCAGATTATAAGCTTTGGAAAAATAGGAGAAAACAAGCAAAGCAGATTTGTTTTGGTATTATCTACGGTATTCAAAAGAAGCTACTTGCAGTTAAACTATCAGATCCAAAAGCTGGTATTATTGTAACACCAGATGAAGCTCAACAACAGCTAGATGAATTCTTCCATGAACATCCTAAGATAAAGAAGTTCATGATTAACCAAGAGAAGGTATTGATTAAACATGGGTATATTAAATCTCTGTTTGGTAGGAAGAGAAGATTACCCCAAGTATATTCTGATAATGAACAAGAGGCAGCATACGCAGTAAGATTATCAGTTAACATGCCATGTCAATCAGCTGCATCTGATATGAACTTATTCGCTTCAATTTTAAACTACTGGAAGATGAGGCAAGGTAAGTTGCCATTTATGCAAGAAACCTGCAATGTTCATGATGCTACCTATTACTTGGTTAGACCAGAATATATAAATACTTGGGTAGTACATGAGATATGGGAAACTTGCCGTAACCCAAATACTAAGGAATACTTCAACTTCCAGATAGACGACGTGAATATGTCAATGGATTTCGTTATTGGTCGTTCAATGGCAGAAGAATTACCTTTTATTCCGGGATATGATTATAGGAAAATGTTAGAGCCTGATTTCGACCCAGAAAAATATTTGGAAGAACACCGTAAGTTTAAGGGTATAGAGATTGAAGATTATCCTAAACTATATCCTGAGGAAATAGAGAGGAATAAAAGAGAGTTTAGAAAGAGGATATATGAAAGCTAATATACTTTACTTTGATTGTTACCATATTACCAGAGAAGGTGATGTATATTCTAAGTACAAGGATAAAGTTACCTGGAAAAAGATGGCTAAAAGAAAGAAAAACAATGGCTATCTAATAGTAAGTTTAAGAGACAACTATGGTATCAAATACACTTTCAATATACATAGGTTAGTAGCTGAAACTTATATTCCTAATCCTCATAATAAACCATGTGTAGGACATAAAGATAATAATCGGGAAAATAATAGAGTAGAGAATTTATACTGGTGTACTCATAAAGAGAATACTCAACAGTGTATTAAAGATGGTAGATTCAATATACCAAACCTTAAGTTGAGTGAGGAGTCTATAAATGAAATGATAAGAGATTATGAGAATGGAATGACAAATACTAAAATAAAGGCCAAATATAACATAGGTATTATGACCATGTATAAATACTTCAATGAACGAGGTGTTGTATGGAAAAAAAGCAAAAGATAGTACGTCTATCTCAGATCAAGAAGAATACACTGAAGATTCTGTTTCAGGGTAAGACTTATGAGATTGATTTAGACCAGGAACTCATGATTGATGAGAACCTGGTCAATCAGTCTTTACGTAGAAGTCCATCCAATTACGCTTTATTGGTAATGGTAAGGGATAGGCTTATATATAAAAGGGATAAACTTGAAAAGGCGAAAGACCAAGCATATAGTAAGGCATGGCTTTATTATAAAGAATCTGGTAATGTAAACAATGATGCTGCTGCTCACAAAGCCGAGAATAATAAGGCATACCAAGGAGCCTTGAAAAGGTATATGAAGGCAGAATATAATGCTAATAAGTTTATAAGTATTTGCAAAGCTTATGAGTCAAGGGAAAACATATTGAGAACTGTATCAGCTAACTTACGTAAACAACAGTAACTATGTCAAAAGTAGAATTAAACCTTCTTTCAGTAGAAGAAGCAAAATGGTTAAACGAAAAACTGAAAGGTGTAGGAACACCAACAGGTGGGAGGGTATTAATTGTATCTCCAAAGGTAACTTCTGAAACTAAAACTCAGAGTGGTCTTTATATTCCACAGGATCATGATAAGGATACAGTACCACGTAAAGGAGTAGTGATTCAGGTTGGGTATATTACCAAAGAACAAGAGGTAGATTATCAAGGTCTTCAGGTAGGTTCAGTAGTAACTTATGGTCTATATGCAGGTAAAGAATTAGATGTAATAGACCTTCCTGATCAGGTAACAACTATATTATCACTGAACGAGATACTTTATATTGAAACCAATAAATAAAGCTATGAAAGAGAAAACTAAAAAGAGTTCAAGTAGTGTAATGACTACTAGAGAGAAAATGCTCGCTAGAAAGAAGGATTTAGAAAAGCGAGGTGGAGGTGGAGGGATGATATATCCCAAAGAAGGAACAATACGAGTACGTATTAAATCCCGAGGTGCCGATGAGGAACTTGGTATAGAAGTTATTCAATTCTACCTTGGTCCAAAGGATGGTGGTATTATATCCCCGGCAACATTCGATGAACCATGTCCTTTCATGGAGAAATTCCAGGAACTTAAGAATTCGGATGATCCAGATGATAAAGCACTTGCATCAAAGTTAGTACCAAGAAGAAGGTAGATATTAGGGGTAATAGCTTATAAAGATACAAAGGGAAAAGAGGTAGATCCTGATAAGATTGATAAACCCATGATGGTACCCCGTTCGGTATATCAGGATATCATAGATTTATACCTTGATGAGGAGGATTGGGGTGATATGACCGATCCCATTGAGGGGTATGATATTAAGATTACCCGAACTGGATCTGGTAAGATGGATACAAGCTATTCTGTATCCCCATGTCAGAAATCCAAATTGGATAAGAAGTATCGAGAGGACGTAGATCTTGAGAAAGCCGTAAGAGCAAGTATCCTTCCATATGACAAATTGGAAGAGAAGTTAGCTGCATTCCTCAATGAGAGCGATGAAGACAGTGATATAGATGAAATGATGGCCCCTAAAAAATCAGGCAATAAAAGAAAGGGTCTAGCCGATAAAAAGAAGAAATATAAAGGTGATATCTAAAATCTCTAGATATATACCTAAATTCGGAGTGGGGTATAGTTTATTATACTCCACTCTTTTTATCTAATACTAAATAAGTATGGCAAGAAATGTAAAAGCCTCAAAGAAATCCGGAGGCAGAAAATTTAAGGTACCAACACAGAATGAGATATTAAAGAAGTATGGATCATCCCTACAATTTAAGGCTAGTACCATAAATCATCATGGGTTATGGATTCCATCAACATTCTTTGCTCTCAACTATCAGATGGGTGGTGGTGTACCATTCGGGAAGATAATAGAAATAATGGGAGAGGAATCTTCGGGTAAATCTTTAATAGCCTATAACTTTGCATATGCTACTCAGCAACTAGGTGGTCATGTAATTTGGGTAGATGCAGAACAAGCCTGGATGAATTCATGGGCAGAAGAGAATGGATTGGATCCCGAAAGAGTTACAGTATTAAATGATACTCGTATAGAAACCATATCTGATGCAATAGCAGATTTAGCAATATATTGGAGATCAAAGTTAGTGAATAATGAACCTATTATAGTTGTGATAGATTCAATAGCTGCCCTTGATTCAATAGAAGCTATAGATGCAAAGATGGCTGATGGTAAAGCAGAAATGGGTAACCGAGCAAAGCAGATATACAAGATGTTCCGAATAAGGAATGAATTGTTTTATCGGTTGGGAGTAACTATGGTGTGTATCAATCAATTGCGTAGTAAACTGGGAGCAGGATTTGGTCAAGATACTAATACTACTCCCGGAGGTGCAGCTCTTAAGTTTTATGCTTCAATTAGGCTAGCATTCTTTTCAGGGAAGACTCTGAAGATTAAGTATAAAGGCAAGGAAAGACGGGCAGGTAAGTATGTAACTATTCAGATGAAAAAGAACAAGGTATCTCCCCCAAGAGAAACCATATCTAAAGCCCCGATATATTTCAACCCAAAGTATCATGAGATCGGATTTGATAGATACTTCTGGTTAGAAGAATCTTTAGAGGATGCAGGTGTAATTGAAAAGCTTGGTGGAGGTACATACGTGTTCGAGGGTAATAAACTATGCCGTGGTGAAGATGCTTTCCATAGGTTGATAGAAGAAGATGGAGATCTTAGGAAAAAATTACTCAGGGCAGCAGGAATAAATACCATAGGAACTACTAAGCGTAAGCTAAAGAAGATTACACGAAACATGTTCCCTGTTGATGAAGATTTAGACTATGAATCTCAAATAGAATCAGATGATACAGAAGAAGATGAAATCATCCATGACGAGGGGTAGGAAACCAAGAATGCTTATGGTAGTGGACGGTAGTAACCTTGCTCACCGTTCATACCATAAGTTTAAGAATCTTAAAGCTAATAATGGAGCTGGAACAGGATTAGTATATGGGTTCTTAAGAATATTTGGTTCATATCTGGTAAGGTTTAAGCCAAGTCATGTGGTAATTACATTTGATACACATAAGAGTAAATCATCAAACTTCCGTAATGACTTATTGGAGGGTTATAAAGCTCATAGAAGTAAGGTAAGTATGGATTATGAAGACTTCAATAAACAATTATCTTTGTTGAGAAGGATATTGAGATTACTGGGAGTTCAAATGATCATAGACAATAAGGGATTGGGACATGAATCAGATGATTACATTGCTTGGTTGGTAATGAACCATAAAGGAAAATCACTGATAATATCTTCTGACAAAGACTTCTGTCAATTGTTAGATAAGAAGGTAAAGATATTCAACCCAAGCAAGGAGACTCTTATACATCATCAAACATGTAGGGAGATAATGGGATATTCAGCAGAAGAATGTGTTGACTACCTTATACTCAACGGTGATAAGTCAGATGACATACCAGGTTATTATGGTATGGGAGAAGTAAAGACTAGATCATTCCTGGATCAGTTTGGTAGTATAGCAGATTTTATTGATACAAGGGGAGCAGAATTCAAAGGTATAGAAAGAGATCAATTAGAAGAACTATACAAAAAGAATAAGTCTCTGATAGACTTGAGATCTGCTTTGAATCTGTATCCAATAAAGATAATCCCTTGGGTAAAAGGATGTACTAATAATATAAGGAAAGACAGGTTATTCATGGTATTAGATAAGTTTAACCTAAGATCTTTCAAGATACCAGATTTTTTAGAACCTTTCAAAAAACTACAGACTTATGTATCACGGTAAGTATCAAATTATGTTCACCGGTGCTTCTGGAGTAGGGAAAACTACTATAGCTAAGGAAATAGCAGAATTATTGAATATACCATTCATATCTGGGTCATATTCAGATTTAGTACCAGAAACAAAAGATATGCCCCATGCTGATATGATTCAGCAAGATGCAAAGACGGTATTCATGCAAGATATGCAAGTATTGAATCTACGTAACAAAGCTTTCAGAATGGAGGATAACTTTGTAACAGATAGGTCATACTTTGATTCTGCAGCATACTTCATTAATAAGTTATCTCACAGGATTGAAGAATGTGATTTGGATCATGCTATAAACTTATGTAGAATGTTACTTGGTCAACAGTGTACACATTTGATATTCATACCATTTTCGGATAAATTCTTTAATGAGTGGGTAACCGAGAACAACGGTAAAAGGGTATTGTCAAAGTACTACCAATATCAAGTATCTCAAATAATGTATGGTTTATTAAAAGTATGGGGATATAAACCAGATTCAAAAATATATCAACTATGTAATGGAGTTCCCAATACAGGGGTGATGGATATAATGGGTTATAAGGTAAAAGTTCTCATACTTGATGAGATGAATCACGAAAAGAGAGAATACTTAATTAGGAAGTTTCTTTGGTTATGAAGGTAATAGGAATAGCATTTTCTGACTTGCACTTAGGAGAATATTCTAAGTTCAATGAAGATAACAAGAGGACCCTGAATCATATAAGGGTCCTCTATTTGATTAAAGACTTATGTATTAAGTATAAATGTCCAGCATTCTTTTGCGGGGATTTTATGCACCGTCCAGAATTTATAAGTACTTCACTGGATGAAATTATAATTGAACAGTTCGAAGAATTAAATAGGTGTGAAGAATTCAACATATATGGTATATCAGGGAATCATGATTTACAGAAGAGTAATACTATAGAGAGGAGATCATCATCGCATTGGGCAAATTTATGTCGTAGGTATTCATTCTTACACAATATAGATTTTTCATACCATGATTTTGGTAAGTTCAGAGTAGTAGGTATCCCATATATTGATCACAATAAAGGGTTGGATAGTTTGATAAAAGCTGAATTGAAAGGGGCTATGTTAAAGCCAACCATATTATTGTTACATACAGACTACCCAGGAGCTAAAGATACAGATAACACTGAAGTTGGAACAGTAGAGAATTTGAATGTAAACCTACTAACCAAATTCAAGTTAGTATTGATAGGTCATATACATAAACCTCAAAGGTTAGGGAAGAAAGTATACATGGTTGGGGCTCCTTTACAACAAAGAAGAACAGATCGTAATTGTAAACTTGGATATTGGAAAATATATAAAGACTTCTCAATGGAGTTTAAGTCATTCAAGGGATTTCCCAAATTTGTAGATGTATCATCAGAAGATGAGATTAAGGATGATGGCAATTACTATACTGTAATTGCTAGTAAGTCTAAAGTTATGGAAGTAGAAGATACCCCTCAAATAACCAGGGAACTTTCTAAGAAATCCATGGTAAGGAGGTATATGAAAGCAAAAGGAATAAAAGATAAGGAAAAGAAGGCTACATTATTAAAGGTAATAAAGGAAGCAGAATGATACAGTTCGGTAATATCATAATAGAAGGTTTCTGTTCTATACCATATTTAGAATTAAATCTTGGTTCAAGGGGAATAACCATAATAAGGGGAGCTACTGGAGAAGGTAAGACTACAATCTTATCAGCTTTGGTATGGGCAGTATATGGTAAGAATATAAAAGGTAAGTCAGATGTTAATACTTGGGAGAAGTATAGACAAAAGAATTATCATGGTACTAAAGTAGAGGTATACTTTAGTAAAAGTGGTAAAATCCATAAGATAACACGTTGCCTTAAATATAAGGGTGAAGTAAATGGATCAAAAGGAAAAGACAGACTTATTTATGAGATAGATGCTATAGAGGTATCAGATAAAAATAAGAATGATATACAAACGCTTATAGTAGCTGATTTAGGTATGTCTTATGACCTTTTTATGAACTCAATCATGTTTGGTCAGGGAATGAAAAGGTTAATACAAGAATCTCCATCTGATAAGAAAGACTTGTTTGAGGAGATATTTGAATTGGGGTATATCTCTAAGGCAAGAGAAATTGCCAAGGGATACTACACTAAATCATTAGAAGAGTACAATGATATCCATCAGAAATATTACTCGATCAAAGAAAAGATACAGTCAGTGCAAAGGATGCTTGATGACTTAAAAGAACAATCAAAACATATAAAGACTGATATCTCTTCAAAGATAAGGTCACTTGAAAAGAAGTTATCCATGCTAGCTAAGGCTAAAAAATCAAATGAGCTTAAGGATACAGTAACTCAGAAGAACCTAATTGAACAAAAGATACAAGAAGCAAAGGATTCTCAAAGGGAATTACTTAATAGAATAAATGATGCCAGAAGTAAAACTAAGGTATCTCTAGAAGAGTTTATTGGTATTATTATAAAGTTATTAAAGAAAGGGGATATTAAGAACTCTTTGAAACGTTTAATGGAGGTTAAGAAAGCCTTTGGAGATATAGAGAAGTTTCAAGAGAAATACTCGGTATTATCAGATAATATATCAAACTATCGTGATCAATTAGAGGATATAAAAGATAAAGAGTATGAATATAAAAAGATACAGAGGGATATAGATAGTGTTAATGCAGAAATTAAAAACCTATCATCAGAGAAGAAGGTAGGTGTTAACGTAAGCCTTATTGAGAAGTATAAAGAACAATTATCTACATTAACAGACAAACTGTCTGATATAGAAAATCAGATGGAAGATAAAAAAGTAGTGGTAGATAATTATAAATGGGTGATGGATGATCCACTTGGTAACAGGGGAATAAAGGCGTTCTTATTTGAAAGCTCATTAGATATATTGAATGAGACTCTTGATTCATACTCAGAAGTATTGGGGTTCAGTATATTGTTCTATGTGGATATACAAGGTGTGAAGAAAGACTTCAATACCCAAATCATAATGGATGGTATAGAAGTATCCTATGAAGAGTTATCTGGAGGCCAGCGACAATTGGTCAACTTAGCTATGGCTTTTGCCATGAATGAAGTGATGACTAAAGCTAAGGGTATAAATATAGCATTCTTGGATGAGGTATTTGAAAACCTTAGTTCAGAATATATTGATTTAGTGATAGGTTTAATACGAAAAATATACAGAGATAAAACCCTATACTTAATCTCACATCAAGAATCACTTCCAATACCAAATGCCAGGGTGCTTACTGTGACCAGAGAGAGGGGCCTTTCACAATACCAATAATGACTATTGGTCATAAAGGTATAAAATCATGAGAAAGAACAGTAAAAGCAAAGGTAATCGATTTGAAAGATCTGTTTGCAAGGCATTCCAAAATTGGTCAGGATATGAATTTTCTAGAACTCCAGCTAGTGGTGGATTAAGATGGAAAAAAGCAGATAATATATCTTCTGATGTAGTATGTTCTGATCCAAGGCATGCAAAAAGATTTTCTTTATCAGTAGAGTGTAAGAGTTATCAGGATATAAAATTTGAGCATTTACTACTGGGTATAAAAAGTTGTAAAATAAATAGTTTTTGGAATCAAGCTAATAGAGATGCAGAAAGGGCTAAGAAAATACCAGTATTAATAATGAGGTATAATTCTATGCCAAAAGAAGAAGCTTTCTTTATGGTAAATGAAGAAGTGGATAATTTCTTGAAGAGTCAATCACCAGAAATTTCCAGAATGGAAGTGAGCACTCCAAAGATACATATTTTTGTTTACATGTTCAAGGAAGTGCAAAGATTGATAAATTATGGAGATTTACATAAGTATGTACGTAAATTATTAAAGTAATATGAAGACCCCCTATGTATACTGTATATTCAGGCTTGATAGGAAGTTCTATAAAAGGATTAACTCTGACTTAAAAAGTAGGGGGTATAAAAATGTGAAGGCAATTATCCCTACTATAAGCGTATTAAAGAAATCACGTAAAGGTAGCAATGAGTACGAAGATGTACCATTATTATTCAATTATGGATTCTTACGAATGAAGCCAGAAAAAGCCTTCGATAGATATTATTTGAACAAACTAAAGAGAGATATCCCAGGTATACTATCATTCTTAAAATCATTAGATTATAGGCCAAAAAGGAAAAGGCTAAGAGTTGACAATGCTGAAGACTTTGATGATTATTCTGTAGTAGCTACAATAAACAAAGAAGAAGTGAAAAAATACCGAAAGATGTCTAAAGCAAACAAGATATTTTCGGCTGACGATATAACAAGAGTAGCAATTGGGGATTATGTAGTACTTAGAGGATATCCATTTGAAGGAATACCTGCAATATTATTAGAAAATAACCTAACTACAAAGATGATGCTAGTTAGGTTATATCCCGAGATGGATGGTAGTCTGGAAATAGAGGTACCAAGAGAAAATGTACTATACTCTGCCTATCATGAGTCAGATGAATATAAAATGTATTCTGCCGACTACGATGTTGATTTGTCACAAATACCAGATGGTAGTACAGAAGAAATTCTAATGAACAAACAATACTAATATGGAAAGACATCAAGAATTAGCCTGGGATTGTTTGACAGATCCAGAGAAAAATAGCCTAATGTTTATTCAGGGCAAGGGGTTATCTACTTGGGAAGCTGGAGAGATTCTAAAGATGCCCCATTATAAGTATTTAGAATTAAAGGCCAGGGCAGAGAAATTCTTTAAGCTATTCTCTGATTACTTTGAATTGCATCCTTCACTGGTAAACCCAAAATCACCAATAGAGCCAAGGTTCAGAGATTACTTATTTGGAGCAATGATCAAAAGGTTATCAAAAGAGGAAGCTAAGATACATTCTGGTGATTCATCATGGTTGTTAACTTCTATAACCAATCCAAGAATCATAAGCAATATGAAGAGGTTGAAAGAATCAGAGCATAAGTGGGATAAAGACCTTTATGCTCTGATTCTTGAGTTTGATAGGTGGAATAATTACAGAATACTACCAAGAATACTGCAAGCTCCCACTGCATACAAAAGAAGATCGACCAAGAAGGATAAGGTATATTTATCATACCTTCATAGAATACCAGATTTCAAGATAAGGCAATTGATAACTGAGTATTGGAAAAATGGTCCATCAAGTAGAAGGTATTTTACAGCTATAGTTTCAGATGAACTTTTTCCAGAAGAAGGGTATGGTGTAATGCCCATAAAAAAATCTGATGATGTTATTAAGGCTATAACAGATTTAAGGATATACATATTCGAAAGTCAAACTATTGCAGATACTTTCGGGTTTTTGGTGACAAGATACTTTGAAAAAACTGTTGATAGTAAAGGTGGATTGAAGTTCTGGAAAGAGTACAGAGAAATAATCCAGAAATCTATTAACTACAAATCAATAAATAACATGGATTTTACATGTGAGACTCTAGATACTGCCTATAAATTACACAGGAAGAGGAATCTAGTATCAAACTCTTAGAATTTTTATACAGATATTTTGTAACTTCGATAAATTTGTTTATATTTGCAATGAAGAAATAAAAATATAATTTTATACTTATATAGATATGCGCAAAGGAAAGAAAAAGGACAAAAGGCCCTTAAAACTAAACAAAGAGAAGATCAAGGTAATGGGTAGTGGGTTAGAAAATATGACCTACAAGGATATGAAGAGAAGGGCAGTTTCTCTTGGTATGCCATTCCCAGATGCTTGTTCTGCAGACTACAATGGGTTGGCTTCATATATTCATCATTCGAATAATAAGCCAGACAATTCCCTCATTGATGAATATGACAAGTGGATGGATAATCAACTTGAATTAGCAGGTTATGATAAAGATGATCCAATGAGAAGTTATCAACTTAATCTCGGATTTATCAGTGAGGATACTGTAACAAAGCAGAAGAAGACAAAGAGAATCAAAGGGTTAGAGAAACCCAAGAAACCTAAGAAAGAAAAGGATGATAACGGTCTTTGGAAAGGAACTAAGAAATCATATGTTTTTGAGCTAACATATAAAGGATTACCAATAGATCGTATTATCAGAAGAGTACAAAAGAAATTCCCGGATGCTAAAGAAAAGTCAATTCAGCAATGGTATAGGGCAGCACTACGTAAACAAAAGAAAGAATAGGTATATATGCCAAGAATATGGTATTTTCATAGTCATGACGATTTTGAGGAAGCTTGTTATAAGCTTGGTATACCATGGGTACCACCTGCTATAATAAATAACTCTAGTATATATTTTAAGCAGCTGTGGCTGAGAAAAGTACTTATGGGTAAGATAAAGATCCATAAGTATAGGCAAAGAGATAAACGTTTTCTAGACAGATACAAAGAATGTATTAAAGAAGCTACAGTAGTAAATGGAGCAATAGATCCTGATTCATTACCGCCAGATGTAAGAGCTTATTACTTCGAGAAAAAGAGAAGAGCTGATTTTCATAGGAGACATGGTAAGTTAATAAGGGAGATGGATGTTAAGATATATCTCCATAAATGGTATCCATGGTCTTATAATTACAAGGGGGAACCAGCGGTAGTATTACAAGGATTTTATTCATTAAAGGCTGCTAGACAAAGGTTCTTAATTTATTATGGTAGAGAAAATCTAAGATCAGTTCATTGGATAAAAGGAAAGACTGCCTTAGAAAAGAAATTTGTAATAGGTAAATCCCTTTTGATAGGTGGAAAACGTAAAAAGCCGATTTCTAAGATATTGCTTACTGAGGCATATAGAAATGCCAAATCTAGTGCTCAAAGAACTCTTGGTGAAAGACTTGCTAGAAAGAAAAGACTTAGTTCACAACAAAAAGAGAAATACTTTATAAATCTGGTAGAGAAGTTTAATTATGGAGCAAAAGAATATAGAACTTTACTCAAAGCTGTTCCAGAAAAGCTTGTTAAGCTATCGAAGGCTAAAGAGACTGAGTCTAAAAGAAAGAAAACTCTTTACAAAGAAGAGTGATTTTGGATGGGGTCAAATAAAAGTAGCTCTTGCATATAAATCCATAACTAAACGGTCTACCATAAGTTCTATCAGATGGACCAGAAGACATTGGGATGAATATAAAAAGGCAGTATCCCAAAGACTGGGTGATATGCCCCAAGTAAGGAGACTCCTAAAAGAAGAGTTTATTCTTAAAGAATTATTAATTCAAGGATTTGTTCCAATGTCGGAGTTTCCTATGAAAATGAAAACAGGATGGTATGCTTATTTAGTAACTAACCGAAAAGTATGTGGGGATTACTATATATATCCTGAACATTTTGCTCATGATTATAGGGCATATAAAAAAGGTTATAGGGATATTCATATTGCTCTAAATTCAGGTATAGGACAAGAAGGATATACTAGAATATATTACACTGCATACAAAAATGGAATAGCAAAATGACGGTAGTAAAAAAGAAAGAGCCTGAAAATCCATGGGATGGTATAAAGCTCATAGTAGGGGTTAAAAAGTATTATACAGAAACAGATAAGGCAGTTGATGATAATTTTACTCAAGAAGGTGAACCTTTTGAGGTAAAAGGTCAAAATGAATTCACCCAAAAGTTGGAGGATATCAGAGATAAAAATGTATTCTTGAAAGCTATAGCAGTCCAAGAAAATAAAGAGATATATACTCAAAAGTTTATTACAAAACTATAATCAATCAAACAGTTTTCAAACAACTTTTTAATTAATTCAATTATGGCAAAGAAAAAAGCTGCAGCAGCAAAAGAGGTAGAACGCAAGGTTCTTTCTAATGGTGTAATTCTCATCAAGTATGATGACGGTTCCTATGCACTTCTGACTCCTATTTCGGCTGAAGATTCTGAAGATGTATTTGGCGGAGAAGCTGAGGAATCTGATGACGATGATTCGGATGAAGATGAGGAAGAAGGTGATGATGATGACGAAGAGGATGAAGATGAAGACGATTCTGATGACGATGATTCGGATGAAGATGAGGAAGAAGGTGATGATGATGACGAAGAGGATGAAGATGAAGACGATTCTGATGACGATGATTCGGATGAAGATGAGGAAGAAGGTGATGATGATGACGAAG